CGCCAAGCTGATAGCCAAGGCATTGGGTAGCACCGTGGAAGAGCTTTTCTAAGGCGCTGACAGAAATGCCTTTTTGAAACACGGCGCCGGAGCGGCGCTTCAAGCGTATCCTGGCGGATGCCGCGCTCGCCTTTCGCGCGGTGACCATCCCTCCCGGCGGGGTACGCTTGAAAGGCTGCTTCGGCCAAATGAAAGGGGAAATGGCCATAACAAAATAAGCCTTATGGACGTACATCCAAAAAAGCATTTGTATACCCACTCAAATGATACCATTCAAAGCGGTTTTGCGCAATAACTTTTTAACGACGGAAGGAGAGAAACATGGGAGTAGACGCACTGGATATCGGCATCAAGCTGAAGATCCTGAAAAAACAGGGAAAGCCCAGCACGCAGCGGTGGCTTTTAGGGGAACTTCGCAAAGACGGTTTCCCGGACCTTTCGGAATCCACGCTTTCCAGCATCCTGTCAGGGAATTATGTTGTCGGCTGCGCCAACGAAGTGCTGACGAAAGCGGCGAAGATCATAGACGCGGCGGATAAAACCTGATCCATTACTATTTTACCGCCAGAGAGGAAAATTCACCATGCAGACGGAAAACCGAAATATCTATAAAAAGCCGCGCGAAATAGCCGGTTATTCCCAGGAGCGTGCAGCTGAACTACTGGACATATCAGTGGAGAGCTTGCGCGCATATGAAACAGGGAGGCGCGTGCCGCCGGGTGAAGTGGTTGTGCGCATGATGGACCTTTACAACTGCCAGTACCTTGCAGTGTCCCATCTCAGGTCGAGCGAGGCGTGCGCATCATTCCTGCCGGATGTGAAATTGCAGGATCTCCCGACGGCTATTTTGCGGCTCCAGAAGGAGCTGAACGACTTTCTAAAGTGCCGTGAAGAGGTGCTGGATATCACTTGTGATGGCGTAATTTCGCCCGAAGAGCGGCCCCGATGGGAAAAGGTACTGAAAGAACTTGACGACGTTTCGGCCGCTATTATGGCCGTGAAATTTGCGGATTGAGGTGATGGAAAATGAGACCGTTCCTTACATCGGATGATGTGATGGCGATAACGGGATACAGCAGATCGCAGGCATATTTGATTATCTCTGAATTGAACCAAGAGCTGAAGAAACAAGGCTATATGACGCGCCGCGGCTGCGTCCCGTCCAGGTTCTTCTGCAAAAAGTATTTCGTGGATGAAGACCAGGTAGAGGAGGTTTTGTTGTGCAATACAGCACTTGCGCAGAATGCGGTGCCCATTTAGACCCGGGAGAAAAATGCGATTGTCAAAAGGAGCATTCGTATCTTGACGGTTCAACAGAGCTTTTCTTGAGGCGATATGCGGATATGCAGAATACCAACGCTGATCGCGCCGACCTTATCCCATGTCCGCGCTGCGGCAGGTACCGCATGAAACAACGCTTGCACACCAATGCGGTGTCACGGCATTTCAAAGGCATCACGGTTTGTGACGGATGCGGAAGGGATGAAGCAATGCAGGACTTCCACGGTGTCATTCTCCCGAATGATGAATGGGCCGTGGTACAGAAATTTCAGTGTGAAAGAGAGTGGCCATATGAGACACAGGAAGAATAGGCGGCTGGCACTGGCATATGCGCTTATCGTCGCCGTGGAGCTGCTGGCAACGGTACTGGCAGGCTGGGCGGTGGCACGCTGGGCAATCCCATATGCGTATGCAGAGCGCGGCTATTGGGCCGTAGGAGGGGAATGGATATTGACGGCCGGCGCGGCGCTGTTCGCTCTTTGGGCCACAAACCACATGTTTTTTGGAGGTGTGCGTAATGCCGGCAAGGTGCAGAAAATGCCACAGGATACTTACGACGCCAGCGGCGGTGGAGGCGGGGTACGGGCCGGTATGTTACGCAAAGGAGTTCGGGAAGTCGTTGTACTCGACCTCAAAGGCAACACGCTCGGCAGGTTCGTCACCGAGAATACGAATGCGCATGTCGCAGGCGGCAAAGCGGAAGAAGATAGAGCCGATGCCATTGCTGACTGCAGATGTAACCTGCAGCCGGGATGCGGACGGGAAAGCGCATGTTAATATTCCGCAGCGGATTCGCTATCACAGCCCGTCCGGAATCGAGTGGGGATATGGCGGGAGCGGCCCGGCGGACCTGGCGCTCAATATCCTTTCCCTCTATGTGGAAGAACGGACGGCATACGAGCTGCACCAGCAATTCAAGCAGGACTTTATAACAGTGATGCCGCACGAGGGCGGCACGATCAAGCGAGAGGACATTATTGCATGGCTGGAAACGAAAAAGGCGCTGGCCTGAGCCAACGCCTGTACAAAAGGAAAGGCCCCACCGCCGAAGCAGTAGGACCCACCACACATCCTTATTGTACCACGGTTTCCGAAAAAATCAACTGTGGAGGCGAATATTATGAAAGCTTTTTACCCGCTGGTAGCCTTCGGGCCTGCCCGGCCGGCAGAGTACAGGCGGCGCGATCCGCGCCGCACACCGCTGCCTGAGCCGGAGCAATATGCCGGCGGCACTTCTTTATTCGGGAGGGACTGCGGATGACGGAACAGGGCATCAATGAACTGGCGGCGCGCAGGGATGAGCAGTGGGAGGAAGTCATAGAGCTGTGCAGGCGTTACGGCTATCTCACACAGGAAACTGGACAATCGGCCACGATCATGAAGAATGCCAGCCAGATAAAAAACCGGGGATTGGAAACGTACATATTCTTGCAGGTGCAGACCTGCGGAGCATATCCGCAGCCCGGAGAATGCGAGGGAGAGGAAGATGTGTTGTGAGTGCGGGCATGTGCCATGCTTGACTGGTTGTCCGAACGCGCGGGAGCGCGCGCGGGCCGGGACATGTACAGACTGTGCGCAGCCAATTTATCCCGGGGAAGAAGTGGTGGACATAGACGGGGATCTGTATCACCTGGAATGCATTGAACGTATGAGCACAACGGAACTGCTGGCGCTGATGGGATACTGCGTATGCGCAGCAGAAGTCTGAAAGGAGAATATTGTGGAAGAGGCAAACGAGAAACGCTTGATAATCGTGAAGCAGCTCCCGGAGTTTGAGGAGCATCTACACCTGATAAAGGAAGAAGCTGAAAAGCGTGTGGCCGACGCCATGCAAATGGTCGTTTCGGAGGAGACCGTTAAAACGGTGAAAAAGGTTCGGGCCGAATTAAACAGCGAGTTCAGCGCTTTGGAACAGTCGCGCATCGCCGCAAAGAAAGCTGTAATGGAGCCGTATGAGAAGCTGGAAGCGATTTATAAGACCTGCGTTACGGATGTGTATGGTCCGGCAAACGAGCAACTGGGCAGCAAGATTGCAGATGTTGAGAACGGCTTGAAAGAAGCAAAAAAGGAAAAGGTTAAAGCCTATTTTGAAGAATGCTGCGTGGCGGCGAATATCGACTGGCTCAAGTACGAGCAGGCAGAGATAATCGTGACGCTCTCGGCCAGTGAAAAGAGTCTCAAGGAAAAGGCAAAGAGCTTTGTGTCCCGCATAGCGTCGGAAATCGGCCTTATAGAGACGCAGGAGCACGCTGATGAAATCATGGTCGAGTACAAGCAAACTTTGCTTCTGGCGGACTCCATAAGGCTGATACAAAGACGATATGAGGCGCTTCAAAAGGAGAAGGAGAAAAAAGAGCGCATCGCGGCGGAAAAGGCGCTGAAAGCAGCGGCTGCGGCCAAGGTCAGCGCGGAGTGTGCCGAACAAAACCCGCCGCAGGCAAACCCGGCCCCGCTCGCATTTAAACCACCGACAGAAACAACGGTCCAGCAAAGGATGGATGAATCGGTGGAGATGGCGCCGCCCGCGGCACAGAAAGAGCCTGTCCCATCCAACAGGGAGATTTTACAGTTGACGTTTACGGTGCGCGGCACGCGCACGGAGCTGCGTGCACTGAAGCAATTTTTGACTGAGGGAGGATACGATTTTGAGTAATCAGGTAGTGACCCGTAAAAAACCGAAGTGGTCGGTAGCAATCACCCAGCAAGATTATCAGAACCTTATACACAACACCCTGAACGATCCTGCGCGGGCGAACCGGTTCATCGCGAGCATTTCATCCGTTGTAGCCGTCAACCCGGGCTTGCAGGATTGTGATGCCGGTTCCGTCCTTACCGCGGCGCTGCTGGGAGAAGCGCTGAACCTTTCGCCCAGCCCGCAGCTTGGCCAGTTTTACATGATCCCCTTTGAAAACGCGTTGAAAGGGCCGGACGGCAAAAAACTGTGGCTGTACGATGAGAATGGTGAGCATCTCAAAGACAGCAAGGGAAAATGGATGTGTCAGACTGAAACCAAGGCGCAATTTGTTATTGGATACAAGGGGCTAATTCAACTTGCAAAGCGTTCCGGCGTGTACAGACATATCAACGTCATTGAGGTCAAAGCGGGCGAATTGGAGAGCTATAATCCTTTCACGGAAGAAATCAAGGTGCATCCAATTTTGAATTGGGAGAAGCGACGTGAGCTTCCGACAATCGGGTACTATGCCTTTTTCGAAGAGCTGAACGGCTTTATGAAAGCCATGTACTGGAGCATTGAACAAATGATGGAGCATGCCGACCGATACAGTCCCGCGTTTAATGTGGAAGCGTATCATGCGATACAGCGCGGCGAGGTGGCGGAGAAAGACATGCGGAAGTACAGCAGCTTCTGGTATAAGGACTTCGACGCTATGGGAAAAAAGACCATGCTGCGCCAGCTTATCAGCCATTGGGGAAGCATGAGCACTGAATTTCAACGGGCCTATGAAGCGGACGGAAAGGAAATCAATGCAGAACTTCTCCCGGAAAGGGAAGATATGCCGGAACTGCAGCCGGAAGCAGCATCAGTGAGCGAACCTGCCGCGCTCGGCGAGGGGCAGCGGCGTGAGACGGTCGCAGACGCTATCCGTATGCCGGAGAAAGAGCCGGTCATGGTGAGCATGGACGATTTGTAGGAGGAAACGGGGCAATGATCGCATGTGATGTTATATCCACAGGCAGCAAGGGCAATGCGGTGCTGCTCAACTACTGGCTGCTGGTAGATTGCGGCGTGCCCTTCAAGGCGCTGGCCGGGGCATACCCGGCCCTACGGCTGGTGCTGCTGACACACATCCACGGAGACCACTTCAACCGCACTACGCTGGCCGCGCTGGCGCATGAACGGCCGACGCTCCGATTCGGCGCGGGAAGTTGGCTTGTGCCAGAGCTGGCGCGGCTTGTACCTGCGGAAAATATTGACGTCGTTGAACCAGGACACGTTTACGATTACGGAGCGGTTACGGTGGAGCCGGTACGACTTTGGCACGACGTGCCGAACTGTGGATATAAATTGCGGTTCGAAGATGGAGAGCGCGCGTTCTACGCCACGGACACGGGCAGTTTGCGGGAAATCTCCGCGCCGGGGTATGACCTGTATCTGGTCGAAGCAAATCACGATGAGGAAGAGATCCGCAAGGCGGTAGCAGCGAAGAAATTTGCAGGAGAATACACATATGAGCGGCGCGCAATGGAAACGCATCTGTCACGGCAGCAGGCCGACGAATTCATATGCCGTAATATCCGGCGCGGCGGCGAGTATATCTACCTGCACCAACATCAGGAGGCACGCCGGACGGAATAGAACGGTCAATGGTGCACCGGAGGGGGTGAGCGCCTGAAATACATCTCAGAAATCAATGCTTTTTACGCATGGCTGGAAGGTAATGACCTTTCACCGGCGGCAATTTCCCTCTGGCACGCGCTCATGATAACTGCAAATAAGGCGATGTGGCCGGATGTGTTTCCTGCATCTATGGATCTTCTCAAAACGCGTACAAGATATGGGAAGGATACGATTTACGGTGCGCGCCAACAGCTCGCAGATTGCAAGCGAATCGAATATTTCGAGCAAGGCGGAAGAAAACCCACGATATATCGCATCATCCCGTTCGTGCCAGAAACTCAGAAGCAAGGATATGCGCCACAGCCGTGCGCTACGCCAGCATCGGAAGAAGAGATAGCATTGCAAAGCAAATACACTCTGATTTGCGAACAAATCGACTGGAATGAGATAGAAAAGCCATGGAGACACACGTTGAAAGATGCTCTACGGCGCATGGTACGCAACCAGAGCACGCAGATACGCGGAGAAAGACTCCCGAGGACACAGGTTATATCCCAGCTCAAACGCCTTGATACAGACGCCGTAAAGCTGGCGCTGGACAGGCTGAATGCAGCTGATAAAGACATTGCGAACCCGGTGGCATATCTCATGACTTGTCTGTACAATGCGCCGGACGAATTGGACGCGATGCTCGGGATTGAATGCGAAAGGGATTTGCCGCATCTGACACAGAGATACAGGAGGTAGCGATGGAGAAATATATCAATTTGAAGAATAAGCGGTTTGGCAGGCTTACGGTCATCAAAAAATTGGAGAAGCCACAAGGCGTAAAATCCGCATATGCGTATTGGTTGTGTAAATGCGAGTGTGGAAATGAAATTGTTGCTTCATCAAGTAGCTTGAGGCGAGGACACACGAGAAGCTGCGGATGCTTGGCAAAGGATTTGCTTACATCGCATGGACAATCAAAGACAGGACTATACAGGCGATGGTACGGAATGCGTCAACGATGCAACAATCCAAAAGACATCAGTTATCCCAATTACGGTGGACGCGGCATTCGAGTTTGCGAGGAATGGGACACTGATTTTCAAAGCTTTTACACTTGGGCGATTGCAAATGGATTTTCTTCAGAGCTTCAGCTGGATCGCATAGATACGAATGGAAATTATGAACCATCAAACTGCCGATGGGTAAAACGTCAAACGAATATGCGCAACAAGAGAAATAACATTGTTGTCCAGATTGATTCAAATGTAAAAACGCTATCTGAATGGGCTGAGTGCTCAGGAATACCATACAAAACGCTTTTCATGAGATACAAAAATGGATGGCGCGGAAAGAAACTTATAAGCCCATTGCGGCAAAAAACGGGCAAATGAGCCTATTTTGACAGGAGGAAAGACTATGGAACCCACCACACACAATCTTGAAATCACCAACGATGCATTGGCCTGCCGCATGTTCGGTAACCGGGAAAAATACGACCAACTCTGCGATGCGCACGCAGTGGCGGCAGCAGAGAGGGAGGCGTTTTGGAACGAGGAAACGGAAGCACTGGGCATCAACACGGATATCACACGTCTGGCGAGAATGAAAATAGACTCAGAATTGTCGTCTTTCACAGGAGCGCGGAACGCACAGGCGATTGCCGGGCATGTGGCAAGGGCCTTAAAGGAATTCTCAAAAGATACACAATTTGCCCAAGCGGTGACGTCGGGCGGCTCCTTGGAAGCCTGCTGCGCAGAAGTGCTGAAAAACGCGGGATACTCCATCTCAGATATTGAGGTATATCGCCGCGCAGCACAATTCTATTTCCCAAATGCAAGGGTGCAGTTTTGGATGGAAATAACAACCGGGGAAGAACCGATGCTGGGCGAGATCCCAGAGAAGGGAGACCCGGTGGGCCAGACGAACAAGGAAAAGCAGCCGGAAGTGAAAAAAGCGGCGCCCGCAAAAAAGGAGAAGGCAAAGCGCGTGCAGCCGCAAGAGACAGGAGCCATTCAGATCTCATTGTTTGGAGAGGGGGCGGACGGAGAATGATCGCGTACAAGGCATTCGGCCCCGGACTCGTATGCAGGAACTATCAATTTGAGAAAGGCCGTAACGTGACGGATAAAGCGAAATGTGCCGCCGGTGGTTTTCATTGTGCGGAGGATCCTCTCGACTGTCTCTGCTATTACAGCTGGAATGGCAAGAACGAGTTCTGGATTGTGGAGGCAGGCGGGGATATCGACGAAGACGGCGTAGATACCCGTATCAGCTGCACGGAACTGACGACGCTTGCGAAGCTGGACGAAGAACGCTATCTGATGGCGGCTGTGGCATACATGATGCAGCATCCGGAGCGCACGAGAAATAAGGTCGTAGACCAAGGCCCGTTCCATGTGTGCCGTGATAAGGAGCCACGGGCGACGGGAAAAATGAATTCCTGGATACTGTTGGCCCGGGAAGAGATGGGCGAAGTTAGAGAATATGTGATCGCGCAAGTTGATGGAGTAAAGGTGCGTGCGGGTCACGAATACGGCATGTCCGAATTGAGAGAGGCGGTGCAGGCATGACAAAGGCGGAAGAATTCTTGGCATTGTGTCCACAGCCGAAAGCTTCTCCTGTCTCCTGCTCCGGGCCGCTTCGGGCAACAGTCGCAACGGGCATTGCGGCGGGCCGATACATCAAAGGTGATGTGCTGACGGTTGCCGTATGGGATAGAGCTAAGTCACCTTTGGTTGTGTGGTACTTCTACGGAGAAGAGTGGACCGGCACACTGCGGGGAAATAAGGCTGCAGATCGAAGGGATTTGCGTGTGGAATGGGTTGAACCCGCTCAGCACGGCGGTAGCCTGCGATACCGCGAGGTTTCCATTATGCAGGAGGAGGAACGCCTCTTGCGGGAATATTTCGGATGCACCGATAAGATCTCCCCGATGGAACTGATTTATAAGGCACAAAACGCTCGGTCGCGACGCTTGCGGAGCGAAAGAAACCAGCGCCAAGCAGAGGAAACGCGTCAATATATGAACCGCCTCCCGCCGTTGCCTGGCGATTTTGAAAAACGCATCCTGAAGAGTTGCAGCGACGCGGTGTTCCTGTGGTTCAAAAATCGAAAAGTGAAAACGATTTTGCCGGGAGGAGAACCGGGCAATATGTGGGTGCAGGATGTGCGATGTGACAGCTGCGGCGGGGAATACACAACGGAAGCAGAATCGCTATCACACCTTGGCATGACGAAGTGTGCGGCGTGCGGAAAACCGATGCTTGCACACAATACAAGATATGGCGCGAAGCGGAAAGAGCAATCCCGCACTTTTGTAATGGCGCAGGAGACGCCAGACGGTCTATGGCTTCGGAGATTTTTGGTGTTCTTCAGTTTCCACGAGAAGAAAGCAAATCTGGAAGTTTACGACAGAGATATTTACCTCATTGACACGAAAAGAAAAGCCATCCACTGGAAAAGTGAGTACAGATGGCAAGAAAAACGCTCGGAGTATGTGATGGCACAGAGCGCTGCCCTCGAAAAAATGTTCGTTTGTTCACAAGGTATGTATTCGGGAAGCGCTATGGTCTGCATGGACGAAGGACTTGAAAAACAAGTAGAAAAATACCTTGGTATGAGTTGGGTGAAACGCTACTATAAGTCGGCAGACATCATGGATATATGTCTTTTGTGGCGAAAAATAAAGACTGTCCCCATGCTGGAATCACTTATAAAAACGGGATGGTGCAATGAGTTCCTGAAGGTGTTCTACGGAGCGTGTCGGCGTACATGGCTGAATCTCAAGAGCAAAACCTACTATGGTGTATTCGGCTTGAATCGGCAGGAAATGCGGATTGCGGGGAAAACGCACGATCTGCAAGAAGTGGAACGTGCGCACAGCTGGAAAGCTGCTGGGTTGGCAATCACCGAAGAGAATTTGAAGATGGTGAAAAAGATATGGTCTCCCGCCGAAGTTCAACGACTCGGCAAACGCTTTGGTACCGGGAAAGTGCTGAAATATCTCAGACAGTGTACGCGGAGAAACGGCGGAGATGGAAAAGTGATTGATTCGCACATCACGTCCGACTGGCTTGATTATATCAGAATGGCGGAAAAGCTGGGGCTGCAGCTCGAGCTTGATATCGTCCGTTTCCCGCTGGACCTTAAACGCCGGCACAATGAACTGGCAAGCCAAGTGAAAGAGCAGCAGGCAATGGCCAGAGCGAGCCAAAGAAAAGCCGCTATCGAGGCACGGGCGCAGGCGCTTGAAGAAAAATTCTCCATCAAAAAAATCATGGGAAAAGCAAAAAAACTGTACGAGTACGCCGGAGACACCTTCTGCATCTGCGTCCCTGAGGGCGCCGCAGATATTATTTCAGATGGAGAATTCCTGGACCATTGCGTGCCCCGAAGCGATAGATATTATGAGCGAATCTCAGAACGTGAGAGCTACATCATGTTCTTACGGCGGGCAGAGAAACCAGACGTACCGTGGTACACGCTCGAAGTAGAACCCGGAGGGACGATTCGGCAAAAGAGAAGCTACGGGAACGAGCAGTACGACGACTTGAAAGAGGCCGCGCCCTTCTTGGAGGAATGGCAGCGTGTTGTAGCTTCTCGTATTGGTGATGACGAAAAGATGCTGGCGCAGCGCGCAAGGGGATTAAGGCTTGCAGAATTCGCAGAACTCAAAGAAAAACAGACTGTTATACGCAACGGGAAGCTGGCGGGAAAACTGCTGGTGGAAGAGCTGATAGCCGATCTGATAGAAAACAAGTGCGGGTGATGGTATGGAAATTCAAGTGAACAATCTGACCGCGCCAGAGCGGCTCGACCTCGGGCGAATGCTGCTCAAGGCAGGATATACCGTGCAAATGACACGGCGGCACCGCGCCGGGAAAGCGAGCGGAGCATATGACTATTACATAAAGGCGGAAATGCTTGATGATAAAAAATCCTAAACTGAATGCCAGCGGGTGTCCAGATCCCACGGCATACAAGGCGTTGAAAGGAATAGCGCGAGAATCTGCTGACCGGGAGAAAGTGGTGCAGGACTACATCCACATCGTAAAAGCACTGGCCGACGGTTTGGGCCTCGAAGTGCAGAACCGCATTCACCTGCGAGATATCAAGACGGGAAAGGAGTACAGGTAATGAACAGAAGCCGGTTGGAGTGGGCGGACTTCGCATGGGCACCTATTACGGGCTGTATGCGGGAATGCACGGCATGTGTGCCGCGTAAACGTGCGTTTTGTGCATCAATAGATGTGCGCCATCATATCACAGACCCGCGCTGCAAAGGTGATAAGGACGCCCGATTATTTGAACTCGAAGAACCCTTTTCCTCGGGTAGAAACATAATTGCGCTACCGTTTGGATTTTTCCCGACGCGCCACCGTTACAGGGATGATAACCCGGGCCTTATAAAAGTCAGCCGCAGATTTCTGGTTGGGCATATGGGAGATATGTTCGGGGAGTGGGTGCCTGACAAATGGATTGAAGAAGTATTTGAGAGCTGCGCAAGGTATCCATATCATCGGTATATGTTTATCACAAAAACGCCGTGGCGGTACGAAGCGTTATGGCGTGCGGGGAAACTCCCGGTGCGCTCGAACTATTGGTATGGCACGGTGCTTGAGAATTCGCAGGATACGGCGTTCAATGCGCACGGCGTGAACAGCTTCGCTCTGATCGAACCTGTGTCCGGCTCATTTGCGAATCCGGCAGGGCATACGCAGCTCCGAAACGTTTCGTGGGTGGTACTTAGTGCAGAAAGTGGAAGAGCGGCAATCAATGAAAAAATGCAAGCCGTGTGGGCAAAAGAAATCGTTGAAATAGCCGCGGCGAATGGTACGCCGGTATTTGTCCGCAACAATCTGCGCGATCAGTGGCTCCCCGGCGCACCGCAGGAATATCCGGCAGAGCTGCTGCGGGAGAATGCCAACACCAGCGACGAATATCGCGCGTACCACTATGGACGGTGCCCTATATGCGGCCAGGAAAGCCCTACAAGGGAGATGTTGGCGCTGATGGTACGTGTGGGCCGTACAGCGCCCCGGCGCCTGTGGTACGTTCACAGGCCGTGCCTGGAGCATCACGCGCAGATATGGGGCGGCGCTGATACATTGGACGCAATCATCGAAGAGATGACGGCACGCCAAAAGGCATAAGAAAACGAACGCCGGAGCAGCTGCACGGCGGAATATAGAATTTTATAGGAGGACTCAAAATGTATATCGAAAAATATGAAATCGCCCCAAAACTCGCAAATCTGCGCGGCGCGGTGCCGTGCAGCAAGCAGGGAGCGATACCAGCGGGAATGCTGATTGACGGCGATACCGTTACAGCTGTCAATGAAATTATGCAGATTTCGGCGAAATTGCCGGCATCTATGGAGCATCCGACGGTGCTGGCAGCAAAGACAGTCGCACTTATTGAGAGCCTGCCGGATGGGATGATTTCGATTGAGTCAGACGAAAAAGATATGGTAACGATAGGCGCGGGCACGATCACAAGCAAACAGGAGGGACTTGACGCCAGTAAAATGGTGCTTCATCAGCGTCCTAAGAGTCCAAATCACGCCTTAGAGATTCCCGCCGAGGCGTTGTTTAACGCGATTTCGAATGTGCTTTATGCCGTAAGCCGTGAAGATAAAAAGCCTGCATTTGGTGGGATATTTTTCGACGCAGACGGTGCGACGTTGAATATCGTTGCTTGTGACGGATACCGTTCTGTGTGGACAACAATCCCGCATGAGGGCGAGTTCCATTTTATATTGCCAATGGTGGCAGCAAAGGCAATCATGTCACTGGGCGAGGCTGAGTCAGTAAAAATTGAAGCCAGTGCATCAGCGGCGTATATCGAGATCGGAGAATACATGATGGTGACGCGGCTCATTGCGGATTCTTTTATGGACTACAAAAGAGCGTTCCTTTCACAGCCACCGATGTGTGCCCGGCTCCCTAAAAAAGAAACGATGGACGCTTTGCGGCGTGCCTTGCTGGCCACGAATCAGGACAAGTGCATCATTATGTTGAGGTTCGACACAGACAAGTGTACGATCTCGGCTAAATCCGCAACGGGGAACTATGCGGAAGACATTGCAGGTGGTTTTGAGAAGTTGAACGGATTTGACATTGCATTCAACAGCCTTTATCTGATAGATGCAATCAAGCATTTTGATTCAGACGATTTGACGATCTACTTTGCGGGGCGTCTCCGTCCGGCGCAGATGGAAAAAGACGGATACCGCGCGCTGGTTCTCCCGGTGAAGACCAAGGAGAGTATCTGAACTAAAAAACACATAATCCCGGGTAGCGGTTGGGGCTGCGGGGTCTCTTGCGTGGAAGCAGTGAGTCACGAAGGCAAGAGCAAATGGAGAGGCCGTTAAAAGCAAAAGGCAGCAAGTTATGGAGGATGATAAGCGAATGAGAGATCTACATGCATTGGATAAATGGCGTCTGGATGTGCGCAAATACTGCGGGAGCAATGGCGACGATAAGAATGGGGCTTTTAAGATTTTTGTGAATGGCCGAGCGCTATTCTGTATCGCCTCAAACGGTAGAGGCTGGGAGCACGTAAGCGTGTCGCCGAAGAATCAGAAAAGATGTCCTACATGGGAAGAAATGTGCGCGGTGAAAAATCTGTTTTTTGAGCCTGAGGAAACGGTGATTCAGTTTCATCCGGCACAATCGCAGTATGTAGACCAGCATCAATATTGTCTGCATTTATGGAGACCCATTGAACAAGAAATTCCGACACCGCCCGTAGAGCTTGTTTAACGGAGGGGTGCGATGAAAATTGAGACAGCCATAAATAAAATTCAGAAAGAATACGAAAGAGCAAAAAATCTTGAATTTATAAGAAATCCAATGGCCTACGCTTTATACCAAGTTTGGAAAGAGGCAGATAAAGCCGGAGGGCATGACAATGACTGACAGAGAGGCGATTGCTCGGTTTGAGCCGTATATCGGGAACGAGTGTTACCGGAAAGAGTTTCAAGAAGCCTGTGCGCATGCAATCTCCGCCATCAAAGAGCGTGAGGAACGGAGCAAGGGGTGTGAGTTTTGTGGAGCAAAACTGTATTTCAAGACTACGCAGTATGCAAGACCCTTGCTTGCACCTCTGACGGAAGTACAGGCGTTGAGGGACAAATTGTTAGACCTAACAGGCGAAGTGTATGTTGAAATTGACGCTGGTTTCTGCCCCATGTGCGGCCAGCGCCGGGAGGATACGAAGTGAAAATTTTAGTAGCCTGCGAAGAAAGCCAGGCGGTGACGATTGAGCTGCGCAGATTGGGGCATGAGGCGTATAGTTGCGACATTATACCCTGTTCCGGAGGGCACCCGGAATGGCACATCATGCAGAACGTTCTGCCTTTGCTGAATGGAAATTGCAGTTTTAAGACAATGGACGGGACCGAGCACAGCATTGAAACAAGATGGGACATGATTGTCGCACATCCACCTTGTACTTTTCTTACTCTTGCAGGAAATAAATGGTTCAATCCGGAATACAAAGACCGTTTTCCGTATCGCGAAAAACAGCGTGAAGACGCTGTGGAGTTTTTCATGTATATATGGAATGCAGATTGTGAAAAAATCGCAATCGAAAATCCGCAAGGAATTATGTCCAGCAGATTTAGAAAGCCGGACCAATACATAGAACCATACATGTTTGGGGACAGAGAAAAAAAGAAAACAGGCTTGTGGTTGCGCGGGGTGCCGAAACTGGAACCAATAAATATTGTTGAACCAATAATCATAGAGTGTGCGAGCGGTGCGAGAGAACCGCGCTGGCATATGGAGACGATGCGCCTACCTCCGAAAGAACGTTCAATGGCGAGAAGCAAAACATTTCCCGGCATTGCAAAAGCCATGGCAGAGCAGTGGGCCGGAGACATACGGGAGGATTGACATGGAGAGATATACATACTTTGACGGTGGGAAATGGCGGCTTAAAATTGACGATACAGAATACAGTGGAGACTGGGTTAACCGCCTTGCCGCCTATGAAGAAACCAGACTTGAGCCGGAGGATATGAAAAAGGCGTTTAACGAGGACGCCACACTAAAATTAGCTGGGCAGATACTTGGCGTGACGCCCGGCCGCCTCCGCGAGCTGGCGCAGGCGGAGAAAGAGGGGCGGCTTGTGGTGCTGCCGTGCAGTGTTGGGGACCCTGTTTTTATGGGAACTGGCCGGTATAAAATTACAGGATATGAGGAAGATGTTTGCGACGGTTTCTACATTGGCCGCGATGGCGTTTTGCAGGTGAAGGCTCAAAATTATAATGGGAACCACGGGACATATGGAGTTATTGGCCAAACGGCAGAACTGACCCGCGAAGCCGCCGAGGCCGCGCTGCAAAATATGCTTTACAAAAATGGCGCTGAAAATGCAGATTTGGAGGCGCAGTAATGACCGCACAAACCTGTTTTACAGCATAGGTAATTATTGAGAGTTGCACGAATTGGAGGTAAATGCATGAAAAGAATGAAAAGAACACTTTCCACACTGGCACTGGCGGTAGCCATTGCCACGGCGTTTACAGGCTGCGAAACCGAGGCGCAGCGCGTGTCCTACAACCTATCACAGCAGGCAGACAATTTCAACGATATCCGGCAGGTGACAGTAATAAACTGCTTGCAAGGAGACGTGCTGTTTCAGATGACAGGGAAGATGTCAATTACTGCTGATACCGAGGATAACCAACTGGAAATCGTAGTGGAGGACGAAAACGGCGAGTACAAAAAGCACTTTATCGGCTTGAGCGACAATGTCACCTATGTGGTGGAAGATGTCACATCCGGAGATGTTAACCAGTATAAGTACACGCTGAACTTTAACCCCAAAATGTGGTTGCCCGAGATTTCCACAATTGAATAGGAGGGACCTTTCTATGAGCATTCGCACTACATATACAAAAAAGTTGGAAGATGGTCGCATCGCTCTGCGCATGGCGGCAGTGCAGATTCATGGAGAATATCTGATAGGCGAAGCGATTGACTGTCTTGCGGCATATGAGGCACTGCGTCGAAGCCCGGAGGAACTGAGGGAGATCCTTTGCGCTCAAGAAGGCTGCTGTCCGTGCTGCGGCAATTCAGAGCGCATCGAGGGCGCGCGCTTCTGCCACATCTGCGGCGCGCAGCTGCCAGAAGCGCTTATATCCCAGTCCTTAGATATGCAGTATTCAGACACCGAGTCGAGAGGAGGAGTTGAAAATGAACCCAGAGAAACAGTATGCACAGGAAGTCATCTGGTTTCTGCAGCAGATGCAAAAGAAAACTGAATATGGCCCGGAAAGAAAGCTTCTACACTATGCCATTGACGCGGTACGTGAAAAGGGCGGTTGCGATGCCGAATGAAGCGTGGCGCACGCTGTGGATCGTTCCGCTGGCGGCGCTGGTATTCGCCCTCTCCTGTGTCGGCGCCGCGCTCGATGAGGAAAAAAGAAAACGCCCGCCCCGGAAAAGGGACGGGCGAAGAAAGTGAGAACATATGAGCACAGTGATTATAAGCGATGACATGACTCAACCATATGGGGAGATCGTGACGAATTTTTTGCACAAGATATCCGAAAAAGGCGTTCAAAAAATAGCAATGGTGGGCATGGCGGATGCGGCAGACGACGTGATTATAGGGTATTACAACATGGAAACGGCCGATAAGGCGAAGGCTGCAATGCACATTTTGTCTGATGCGACCATAGAAATGGTTGCCGCAAACATTGACCGGTTGTTGGACGCGCTGAACGACCTTCCAGACACAGAAGAAAACTAAATAAAAAAGAGGACGCTTGCGCGTCCCCCCTCGTGGCACATCTATTATAACAATTTCCCGGCGGGAAATCAATAGAACGGAGGAGCGCAAGCCATGGAAACTTTACCCGAAGCGATGCAGGAAATCGCCAGAATTGCGGCAGAGGCAGGGGCAAGGGCTGCAATCGAAGAGTTGGAACAGAGAGAGCGCCGGCAAGAGCAATGGCGCCGGGATCGCCGCCTGCGGAATACCCGGCTCCTGCTTGAGAATTATCGGACGCTCAAGATCCATTGTGAATCTGCGGTATTCCAGGCGGAGCTTTCAGCCGATGATGAAGCGGAGGCGCTGTCGATTCTGGATGCAATGATGGACCGGCCCAGCAAACAGACATTGTACATTGAGAGCATCAAAAAGTCCGCCCAAAGAACACGAATCATCATCGCCCACATAGAATCCATGATGGAGGTATACCGCATTTTGTGCGCGAAAAGCCAGAAGCCGGAGGATATGCGGCGCTGCTCAGTAGTCGAGAAAATGTATATATGTTCCCGGGAATGGAGCGTGGAGGAAATCGCGGAATCCGAGGGCATTGATGAAAGAACGGTGTACAAGGATATCAAAGCCGCCTGCACAAAACTGGCGGCACTTCTATTCGGCATCGACGGGGTAAAGAGGACTTGACAAGCCAGGGCAAAAAGTGGGCATTGACAGGGCAATATGGAGTGTGATAAACTGTATTCGTAAAATTCTAATCCGCCGAAGCGCCGGTTCATTTTTTGAGCCGGCGCTATTTTTATTGGCAAAAAGGAGGCAGGAATCAGACGCAACGCTCCCGAATCAAGGCTGCTCGCCCGCAGCTATGGAAAAGAAGGGAGCAGTATGAAACAACAAATTATTTATCAGGATCTTTCGCTTATTCATCCCTATGAAAAGAATCCACGAAAAAACGACGGCGCAGTTGCTGCGGTCGCAGAAAGCATTCAAGAGTTTGGGTTTAAGGTGCCAGTCATCGTAGATAGGAACAATGTCATTATCGCGGGACACACGCGCTACAAGGCGGCGCTGCAGCTTGGACTTGACCAGATTCCGTGCATTGTGGCCGAGGACCTGAACGATGAGCAGATCAAAGCATACCGCATTGCAGACAATAAGGTCTCCGAGGCGGCAGCTTGGGACGGCGAACTGCTTCGCGGGGAGCTGGAACAGCTGCAGGCTATGGGATATGATTTGGCACAGACGGGTTTTGAAGAATTTGAACTGGATAGTATCTTGAGAGACATCCAAGACACTGATTTTGAGGATTTCTTTGTGGAATCCATCGAACGTCCCGCCAAAGAGGAGACAACTGCACAGACAGGGACGGCCAGGCAGGGGGAGGCGCCTGCGCAAACTTCGACGGAAACTCCGGTTGAACCATCGTCCCGCTCGCGTATCCAGTGCCCGCATTGTGGCGGCTGGATTGAACAATGAAGCTTTTCTTGGCCGGCACCTTTATCGCCGAAGAGCTCACTAAGAAGTATAAGCCACTCTACGTCCTGGAGAGCTTCTACTACATCAAACCTTGGCAGATACAGGAGATGTCAAACTGGAAAATGTTCCTGCTGGACAGTGGTGCATTTACATTCCTGCATGCAGCAGAACGTAAGCGCGTCGATTGGGACGCGTACCTTTCAAAGTATATCGCCTTTATAAAGGCCAACGGTATTGAGTATTTCTTTGAGTTGGATATTGACGCTATCGTCGGCTATGAGCGCGTAAAAGCAATGCGGCGGCGATTGGAGAGCGAGACGGAAAGACGCTGCATCCCGGTATGGCACAGGAGCCGCGGGCTGGAAGAGTTCAAGCGGCTTTGCAAAGAGTACCCGTACATTGGAATCGGCGGCTTCGCCATCAAAACAATCTTGCCAAACGAGTTCCCTTTTGTGCGAAAGCTCATACAGATCGCCGCAGGTTATGGCACCAAGGTGCACGGGCTGGGGTATACCCGCAAGGACGCTCCGGAATTTGGCTTTTTCAGCGTGGACAGCACAACATGGAGCACAGCCGTTTCTTTTGGCAGTACATCGTATTTCGATGGGCAGAAGATTGTTACGGTTCGGCCACCGCCCGGAAAGATGGGGGGAGACCACCGCCTCCGAAGGGAATATGCGTTGCAGGAATGGATTAAATATCAAAAATATCTTGATAGGAAAGGATAGCGAATGGATAAACAAATCGTGTACCGCGTCGAGGATGGGATGGACCGAAGCAAAGTGCTTTGCACCACCTACCAGATGCGGAATTTTTATAGCCAATTCCGGGATGGCTTTTTCACAAACCTGGATGTGATGAACTATATTCAGCATTTCGCCGCGGCACAAATGGCGAAAAAAGGCATGAACATTGTGGACGTGTGTTGCGGCCGCTCGCTGATGCTGCCGCTTCTGCGGTACTATGCAAAAGGGATTGCGAGCTATACGGGCGTGGATATTTCCCGGGCGAATATCAAGGAGGCCATGCGCGGAGCTACGGAGAAAAAGCTGAAACCGGAAGACCTGGGGGCCTATTATCCGTTTAAGGTTCGATGGAAGCTGGGGAATGTGGCGAATATGAGCGATATCATTCCTGAAGGTTTTGCAGATTTTGTCATTTATACCTCAGCGCTGGAGCACATGCACAAGGACGATGGACGAAAGAGCCTTATCGAGTGCAGAAAAATCATGAGCGATAAGGCCCTCATGTTTCTGTCATGCCCGAATACGCCGGGCAACGGCTACAATACACAGTATCGGGCCCATGTGTATGAATGGGGATATGAGGAACTGAAGAATGCGCTGGCGGACATTGGCTTTGAAATCGTACAGGAAGTGGGGCTAGTAATGGGGGGCCGGGACATGGACGCATTCTACGCGGCGCAGCCGCGGGAGATTAGCGAGTTTTACGAGGCCATGAAAGCATACATCCCTAAGACCTGGTTGACGGCTATCATGTCTGTGCCTTTCCCCGAAGCATCAAAAGAGATCCTTTTTGTTGTACGAAAGGCGGGTGGCTCGGCGTGAAGAAACATAGTGTGCATGAGATGTGCCGGGTGGCGATCATTGCGGCCGTGTATGTGGCCCTGACGATGGTGAACCCTATTTCATGGGGGACGATGCAGTTTCGTGTTGCGAATCTGGTGTGCGTGCTGCCGTTTTTGGATAGGCGCTATTCTCCGGCGATTCTTTTGGGCGTGGGGCTTGCAAATGCTTTCAGCCCCCTCGGCATTATAGACGTCGCTTTCGGAGTAGGAACGCACGCAATGTGTCATGCACTGTTTGTGTTTGGCCCGGGACGCAAGTTGCCGATACTCGCCAAAGAGGCAGCATTGTCTATCATGGTGGCAGTGTTCATTGGAGCAGAGCTGACCATGCTGTACGGCATTCCGTATGGGGTGAACGTGGTAAGTCTTTTCGCGTCAACCGCAGCGATCCTGCTTGCGGGAACAGCGGTTTTCGCCCCTATGAGAAAAAGGGGAATTCTTTAATATGATGAAGTGCATGGCGCCGGGAGAGTTCATCCCCGGCGCCTTTTCTGCGTGACAACATAATAAGGGCGGTGGTGGTGATGTAATGGAGGCCCGGGACCGCGGGTATACGCTCTATAAAAAGGGCATGAAGTATAAGGAGATTGCGGAGAAAATCGGTGTCCCGCTGAACACTGTAAAGAGTTGGGCTACGAGATACTGGAAGGATGGCAAGGTTGCAACCAAAGCGAAACCCGCAACCAAGCCGGAAGTTGCAACCAGTCCGCGCAAAGCCGGCGCACCAAAGGGCAACGTGAACGCGGTCGGGAACAAGGGCGGAGCGCCGTTCGGAAACACGAATGCCATGAAGCACGGCGGATATTCAACGATATGGGCAAGCAGCCTCACAGAAGCAGAGAGAGAGGCCCTGGAAGAGCTTGAAGACGCAGATGAGGAAACTATCCTTGTGGAGGAAATACGGCTGCTGACGATTCGTGAGGCCCGCATTATGAAGCGCATAAAGGAACTGACGGAGAAAGAGAAGAAATCGCCTATGATGGCAGCATCCATCAGCACGAGCCAGGACAGACGCGACTTTAAGAGGCTGGACGGTGATAAAGACCGGGAAGATCAGGACAAAGAGTTGTATATCGAACGGCAAGACGAAAAGATTCAGGCGGGAAAGATCCTGCCCGGGAATCTCACGCATGTGAGCACGATTTCGGAGTCAACCTATCAGGTGATCCACCGCTTGGAGGTGCTGTTGACCGATGTGCAACGGCAAAAAACTAAAGCGGCGTCCATGCTTGCAAACCTGCGTTTGAATCAGAAGCGCCTCGAATTCGAGATGCAGAAAGTAAATCCTGAGTTGGAGGATATAAGCGATACGGAGGATATAATCTATGGCAATGAAGATGGCGAAAGCAGCCAGCCGTAAAAAGACGCTGCCTTTTGCCTTTTCTGCAAAGCATGTGGAATACATCCGGCGCTGTGCGGCAAATCAAATCAACGTGGCCGAGGGCGCCGTGCGCGCGGGCAAGACCGTGGACAATGTGTTCGCCTTCGCGCATGAACTGAAGACCACACCAGACAAAATCCACCTCGCTACCGGCAGTACGGCGGCAAACGCAAAGCTCAATATAGGTGACGCGAACGGATTCGGTCTGGAACATATTTTTCGCGGGCAATCCCGCTGGGGAAAGTATAAGGGCAACGACTGCCTTACAATAAAGGGGCCGGATACCGGATACCGCACGCGCATCGTTATTTTTGCAGGCGGCGCGCTGGCGTCCTCGTTCAAGAAAATTCGGGGTGAAACAAACAGGAATTGCCCCAACATACCTTTTCCGCTTATCGGCGGGGTAACCCGAATGGGTTGCTAACGGGGAAAGCGAGAGCTAATCCCGTGGGAAGGAACGACAAAGAAATACCCGAAAGGAGTATGCACTGTGGAAAACTGGAAAGAGATTCGAAAGGTAGCGGCAATAAAAGATGGCAAGGTGGTTGCGAAAGCTGATTTTTCGAGAGAGCTTGCCCAAAAAATGAAAGATTGCTTTCCTCCTGAGACATCAATAGAGACGCTCGCTCGGTCAATCCGAAAAAAGATTGACACGGGCGCTTTTTATTATGGTTTTTCATTCGTGTCGTTCTAATCCTGTAACGACTATTCGCGTAATTGCGAAGTACGGGCGCTATTGATACGCGCTCGGAAAAGGGTATGAACCCGAGAGGGTTTAAGAGATAGTCTACTATGTGAATCATAGAATTCCTACGGTATGTGGATTGCAACAGAAATAAACCTGCATCACGACAACACTATCAAAGAGGCGTTCAACCGACAGCTTGCGGCGAAGCGGCGCAAAATCTTTTGGGACCTCAACCCGGATCACCCGCACGCGCCGATCTATACTGATTACATAGACAAATACAGCACCCAGCAGCAAGAGGGCAAGTTGCTGGGCGGATACAATTACGAGCACTTCACGATTTGGGACAATGCCACGGTGTCGGAGCAGCGGCGCCGCGAAATCATCAGCCAGTACGACCCGCACAGCATATGGTACAGGCGCGACATCGAGGGCAAGCGGTGCGCTGCTGAAGGCGTCATATACGGCACTTTCGTGCGCGAGGCGCTTGCAAAGAGCAATGCGTTTAAAATTTCTCGTGAAGAGCTTTTGGAGCGCCTGAAACTGCCGGAGAGAGATCCAAGGCATATTGGTTTTATAAAAATCAATGTCGGAGTGGACTTTGGCGGTAACGGGTCCGGGCATGCCCTTGTAGCGACGGGGCTTTCCGAAGGATATAACACATTGTTCGCGCTGGCGTCGGAGTGGCACAAAGCGAAAGATACAGATGCGACGGCATTGTGCGAGCTGTTCGTGAACTTCGTCCGCCGGATACTGGCGGTGTATGGCCGTATTGATGATGTATTCTGTGACAGTGCCGAACAGACACTCATAAACACGCTGAGGACGGCGTTGAATGAAGCGGACCTCGGGTATGTCCGCATATGCAATGCTTGGAAGACAGAGATCAACGACCGCATATTCGCCTTTGACATGCTCACGCAGCAGAGGCGCTTTTTTTATGTTGTGTCGGAGTGCGACAGCCTGACGGACGCGATATGCTCGGCCGTCTGGAATCCCAAAAGCGCTATAAAAAATGAGCGTCTGGACGACGGAACGAGCGATATTGATACCATGGACGCCTTTGAATACTGCTTCGAGAGGGACAGTGCAAGGCTCATTGCAGTTACGGGGAGGAAAGGAGGATAAGGCGTGCGTGTTATTGAATTTTTGAAAAGGGTGATAAGGAAAATGATGCCGATAAAGGACGACCTGCATCTGGAGCTGGCCGTATCCAACACCATGATAAACGCCATCAATGCATGGGCACGGATGTATGCTGATGAACCGCCATGGAAAGGTGGATGCGACGACGTTCGCACCCTCAATTTGCCAGATGTGGTGTGTGAAGAACTGGCACGCCTGATGATGAGCGAGGCAAAATCCACAGTGACCGCGGGGGAACAGGCGCAATACCTGGCAAAGGCGAAGTTGGCAAAGACGGGAAGTGCTCGGGATTCTTTTCTGCGGGCGGCACATTCGGTGCAAAGCGGCAGCGCCCGGGCAGATTACCTTAATGCGCAATATGTAGATATGTTCAGCGATTTGCGGAACGTGCGCGATCACATAGAACGAGCTTTGGCGCTTGGCGGCGTCGTGCTCAAACCATTCGTGGCGAATGGCCGCATTGAAACGGACTTCGTTTACGCCAACAAATTTGCACCGGTTTCGTTCAACTCGAACAAGGAAATCACTTCGGCGTTGTTCGCCGACCAGAAGACGATTGGCCGCGATACTTACACCCGTCTGGAATATCATGTGCTGGAAGGAACCGGGTACAGTATCTTCAATACGGCATACTGTAAACACAACTATACGGCGGATACCATGAATGAGTGCTGCATATGGTCAGCAGATCTCGGCTCACCGTGCGAATTATCAGCGGTACCGGAATGGGCGGAGATTTCGCCTAAGGTGCATATCGAGAACGTAAATCGGATGCTTTTTGCCTATTTCAGGCCGCCGCGCGCGAACTGGCTCGATCCCGATTCGCCGATAGGGGTTTCGGTATTCGCACGCGCCGAGCACGCCATCGAAGAAGCCGATCGTCAATTTACGCGCATCCTGTGGGAATATAAGGCGACGGAGGCCGCGGTATTTGCAGACAGTAGGCTCTTTAAGCTGAGCAACAAGGGGGAGCCATTGTTGCCGGTTGGCATGGAGCGAATTTACCGGGTTCTGAACGGAGATAGCAAGAACAGCGAAGGACTCGCTTCGAACCTGAAGGAGTATGCACCCACTATTCGCGATGTATCACTATTCAATGGCCTTAACAAGTGGCTGCGCATCGTGGAGCTTCAGACGGGCCTTGCCTACGGCACGATAAGCGACGTCAATGAAGTGGAGAAGACTGCATCCGAAATTGTTGCATCGAAACAACGCTCTCAATCCACGGTCAGTGCATTGCAGTCCGCACTTGAGAAGACGCTGGGTGAGTATGTGGCGGCGATGGACACGCTGGCGACGCTGTACGGCCTGGCGCCTGAAGGCGGTTATGAGTTGAGTTTTGAGTGGGGCGACTCTATTGTAACCGACACGAATTTGGAGTTCAGCCAGCGAATGCAGATGAACGCGGCGGGCCTCCTTGATGGCGTCCCGGTACTGGCTTGGTACTTCGGCTGCTCGGAGGAAGAGGCTAAAGCGATGATGCCAAAGAAAAGCAAGCTTTTTGATGGAAGAAGTGACCAGATAGAGGATGAAGAGTAAGGAGGCAAAGAATGCTATCGCCTGACTACCTCGACCGCTGCGCAGATGAGACGTTGGGTATGTCTGACGAATTATCCACTTCTCTCGCGGCCGCGGTTGGCATCAGTCTGGTGAGCTTGGAGAATCTAAACTCCGAGAAAGCAATATCCAAAGCAGCGGCGCAGCTGCAAGAGGAATCTTTACGGCGTTATGGTTCTTTTCGAACCCCGCTCGATGCTGCTTTACAGGATGCATTCTATGCTGCCGGGAAAGAGGATATCCGCGCCGAGAATGCGAGGCTGAGACAGCATGATATGCGTCGAATCACACGGCTCACGCCGAGGATGAAGGAACTGCTGGAGAATGCATATCAGGATGCATCAGGAGATTTGCTGAACCTGACCCGGACAACGGTATCGACCTCTCAGAGCCTTTTCGTTGAAGCAGCGAACCGGGCTTTTCTCCAAGTCAAGAGTGGGAGCGCTTCTTATACAGATGCGTTGACAGAAGCCGTCAAGTCGGCGGCACGGCAAGGAACGACCGTCTTATATGACGCGGCAGGGCCGACACAGCTTGATGTGGCGATGCGCCGCGCCGTGCTGACGGGAGTAAATCAAGCCGCAGCATCGGTCACTCTTGCCTATGCCGATGAGGTTGAATGCGACTATGTTGAAACAACGGCACACGCCGGCGCACGGCCAACGCATGTTTTGTGGCAAGGGCAGGTGTTTTGCATCTCCGGCCGTGACACGGGATACAGAAAATTTGCTGAAGCGACGGGATACGGAAAAGTGGACGGGTTGTGCGGCGCCAACTGCCGTCATAATTTCTACATGTTTTGGCCGGGCATTTCAGTTCCGGTGTATACACAAGAACAATTGCAGGCGTATACGGCGGCATCCATCCCATGGCAAGGCCAGATGCTGACAGAAGCAGAAGCCCGCGCCATGCAACGGGCACGCGAGGTGCGCATCCGGGAAAGCAAGCGTACATTGGCTGTATTGGATGCGGCGGCTCAAAGCACCAACGACGCGGCGCTCAAGGCGGCATTACAGGCCGAGTTTGCCAAGGAGGCGCGATTGCTTGACCGCCGGCAGGCGAGCCTGCAAGAATTCTGCGCAGCAACCAAACGACGCATGGACACGGCACGCACGCAGGTGCATGCTATAACGGCGCCGGACGGCCGCATTATATCTTTCGACCGCGCGCTCGCGCGCAAAGCAGCTGATGTAGTATAGATGCTTCTTAAGCCCCATATGGGGCTTTTTCTTTTGGAAGGAGGGATGCGCGGCAAAGGCCGCATGGACAATTTAACGACACAGGAGCCGCAGTGAGGTTCCCTTGCCCTTGGCATGGCATATAAAAGGCCCGAGAATTCCCCTTGCGCGGGGGATATATAAAAAGCGCATCCTGCGTGTCGGAGCGAACCGACGTTTAAATTAAACCAGCAGGAGAAAGGAAAGACGATGGAATTTTTAAAGAAACTGTTTGGGACGACGGCAGACGGACAGGCGGAGGCGCTCACCTATGAGCAGCTTGCGCAGAAGATGACCGAGGCGAAGCTGAACGTGGCAGACCTCTCCACCGGCGAATACGTTGCGAAAGCAAAATATGACGCCAAGGTGGAGGAGCTGAAAGGTATATCGGCCCAGCTCGGCGAAGCCAATAAAGCCATTGAGGGATTTAAAGCCATGGACCTGGAGGGAATCCAGAAATCGGCGGACGAATGGAAGCAGAAATATGAGCAGGAGACGGCCAATCTCAAGAGCCAGATGGAGCAGAAAGAACTTTCTTTCGCTGCCGAGCGCTTTTTCTCCGGCTACAAGTTCACAAGCGACGTCGCGGCCGCAGGCGTCCGCGCGGAGTTCGATAAGCAAGGCTTTAAACTGGGCGAAGATGGCACGTTTCAGGGCGCGAAAGAGTGGATCACTGGCATTCAGGAGAAGAATCCCACAGCCTTTGAGCCCAAGGAGACACCGCCTCCGCCCCCCGCATTTACGGCGGGAATGAGCGGAAGCGGCGCTCCGGCGAAAGGCGATGGAAACCCGTTCGGCTTCAACTTTACTGGCGTTCGTCCCAAACCCAAAGATTAAGGAGGATTATAAGAAATGACAGCTTTAAACTATGCAACTCAGTATTCTCAGGCACTGGCACAGGCGTATCCCTATGTCTTGTACTTTGCCGCGCTGTTCCAGACGGAGAACGACGACCGTTACCGCTGGCTGAACAGCAACACCATTGAGATTCCCTCGATCACCACCACGGGCCGCGTAGACTCTGACAGGGACACGATCACCATGGCAACGCGGAACTATGCGAATGCGTGGGAGCCCAAGAAACTGACCAATCACCGCAAGTGGTCTACGCTGGTGCATCCGCGAGATATCATCGAAACGAATCACGTGGCCAGCATCCAGAACATCACCAAAGCCTACAACGAAGAGAAAAAGTTCCCTAGATTTTGGGCAGTTGCGTAGAAATGCGCTTCTGAATCCGCTTTAATTGCTGGAAACTCCGCCAATGGCGGACAATCAGCAGCCAAGCCTTTTTAAACGTCTTTCCAATGATAGCCGTAGGCTTTGGGGGTGCGACCTGTTACGGCACCTCTGATGTTTTTGGCTATCACATTTGGATTTGTGGTTCGGATATTAGGATTTTGGGAGGATAATAACCACTCGGCAGCGCGGACACTATTCTCGAAGACCTTGTTTGTTTCAATGCAAAGCAAGAGCTTATTGTTGTGTTGCCCGATATTTACCAGCAAGTTGTTTTCCCTTGCATGCCAGTGGTTATCTTTGTAAGATACCCACTCAAGGTTTTCAACCCTGTTATCGGTTTTAATGCCATTTATGTGGTTTACAACTTTTGAACTATTCGGGTTTGGTATGAATGCAATGGCAACAAGTCTGTGCACTGATTCAGTTTTGACTTTTCCATTTTTGCATAGATCCACTGAATAGTATCCGGTATGTTTGAGATTCATATTTAAGGTTTTTCCTTTGATGATTCGGGATGTATTGAATTTGATATTTGTTGAAACCTGACGGTCGACACTGCGCACATTCCCAGTATTAGATACTTCGTACATTCCCTCATATCCAATTACCGATTTCCAAAATTCCATACATGCTAATCTCCTTTTTCCATTTTAGGGTGTGTGTATATCCTGATTATATAATAGACGTTTTTTAAGGAAGGTTCAACGACTATCCCGGAAGGGAGTACACCGTAAGCGATTGACGGTGGAAATGGGCGGCCCCGCAAAAGGCGGGTGAAGATATAGTCTCATCTGTACGGTAACGTACAGCAGCCACACTTAGGCAAGGTGGCGGTGACATAGTAGCGATATGTCGCGAAGATAAATGGAAATGGACGCCTACCTGATTTCGAAGTTGTATACCGATTGGAAAGCGCAGTCCATGACGCCCATTGAATTGGCGCTGACCACCGAAAACGTTCTGACCGCTTTCGACACCATGTATCAGGCGATGACGGAGAAGCGTGTGCCGCAGAATGGCCGTTACTGCTATATCCTGCCGGCCGTGGATACGCTGTTGAAAAATGCGGCGGGGCTGTACCGCACGCTCAATGTGGGGGTTTCTTCTGAGGTCATCAAGCGCGCAATCAGCAACATCGACAACGTGCAGTTTGTCACTGTTCCGTCCGAGCTGATGAAGACCCTGTACAACTTCACAGAGGGTTACAAGCCCGAAGAAAACGCGCAGCAGATTTCCATGTTCATGGTGCACCCCAGCGCCGTGATTACGCCCATCGCATACGAATTTGCACGGCTCGACCCGCCGCACGCTTTAAGTGAGGGGAAATACGTGTATTTCGAGGAATCCGATGAAGACGTATTTATCCTCAACAATCGCAAAGATGCGTTGCAGTTTGTGGTTGAGCCTGCCGCTGGCGTAGGTGGCTGACTTCACAGAAACGGCCCGCCCTTACTGGGCGGGCCACTTTTAAGGAGGAAATTTTATGTATAAAGCTATCAAAGCAAACCGCGTCGTTGATATCCCGGAATCCAAGGCGGAATCTTATCTGGCCGAGGGATACTCCATCTTCGACAAAGCGGGTAATCTTGTGCTCGCGCCTAAAACCATCGTGGCAGAGAAACTTTCCAAAGAGGTGGAGGCGCTGAAAGAGAAGAACGCCGCGCTGACAGCCGAGAATGAAGCGCTGCGCACGGAGCTGGCGGCGTTGAAAGCTATGGAGGCACAGGCCCAGCAGACCTCGTTTAAGTGTGCGGTGTGCGGCAAGGAATACAAATCCGAAAAGGCGCTGACGGAACACATCGCTAAGGTCCACCCGGACACCGACAGTCCGGAGAAATAAGACGGTGGCGGGCATGTACGCAGACTATGAATACTACTCAAGAACATACTTCGGCAGGGATATTGCGCCGGAAGATTGGCCCCGGGCTGCGCGCATGGCTGATGCGTTCATCGACAAACTGACGTTTAATCGCCTGCGCGCAGGCTGGGAGGTAACGGATGCGGTGCGGAATGCGTGCTGTGCCGTCGCTGACGAAATGCGTGCGCAGGAGGAATATTCTCACGCCGCCCGTGCAGCGGCGCTGGGGATAAGGTCCGAGAATAACGACGGGTACAGTGCAAGCTTTTCGGCTTATTCGGAGACCCAGGCATCCATGAACGCGCGGCTGCTTGAGGCGGCAGAGATGTATCTATCACCTGCGGACCCGCTCCGTTACGCAGGCATCTACCATTGCAGCAGGAAGGAACAGGACAATGATAAAAGCCATTGAGACAGTCACGGTTGTGAACCACACGTTGGACGGAGACGATGACATCTTCCATTGCACGGTGGTTCGCGGGGCCTCGTGGTATTGGCAGAATAACGTGAGTGTATCCGAAAGTGGCTTGAACTCTGCAAGGCTGCTGAAATGCCGTATCCCGGCCGGAAATGTGCCAGAGGGACTCACGGTGAATCCGGGCGATAAAATCGTCCTCGGTGCCTTGGAGAGCGTCTCAGCTGAAGAATTCGGAGAATTGGCCCACACCCATGAGAGCGCAACGGTGCTTGATGTGCATCGGAACCTATTTGGAGTCAATCGCCACATCTACATTGAGGGGGCGTGAACATGTTCAATGCAACGCTGGAGTTTGACGGCGTCGACAAGATACTGGATAATCACGGCCTTGGACCTGGCGGCGTGGGGCAGAACTTTGTGGATAACGAAGTTATTCTTTTTTGCGATCCCAAAGTCCCATTCGATACAGGTACATTGAAAAATAGCGCGAAGGATGCCTCGCTTATTGGCTTTGGCACCATCATTTATGAGGGGCCATACGCCAGATATCTGTATTACGGACAGGTGTACGGCCCGAACATCCCGATTTACAGCGGGAAGAATCTGGTCGGATTCCGTAGTCCCAAAGGCAAGAAGAAGCGGCCCACTGGTCGGCCATTAAGCTATCACGGCGCCCCGGAACGCGGCGCATTCTGGTTTGAACGGGCCATGGCAGAGCACAAGAAAGACATTATACAGGGGCTGCAGAAGCTCATAGGGGGCAAGTGAGATGGCAGATGCATTGACAGCAACACGAAGCTGGCTCCGAAGCTGCCCGCTGATCGACAAAGCCAACCGTTTCAATGTTGCATACCTGGGCGATAAATCAGTGGAATATACGCTGACGACCGCCAGCGAGACCCACAAGGAAGATATCTGTGGCGGAGACCTTGCTACCTACAATCTGGTTTTTATGGCGCGTATGCCCTTTGGAGCGGCGCTGGGAGTAAATGTCGCCGCCGCTGAATTTTTCGCCGGTCTGAGCGCATGGGTGCGCGAGCAGGAACGGCAGCACAATTATCCCGCTGTGGACGGCTACCGCGCAACGCAGGTATCCGCGACAAATGCGGGGGTCGTGATTTCCGCGGAGGCCAATTCCGCGCAGTATCAACTACAATTACAACTAAATTTAGAGGAGGACTAAGACATGGCAGAAAATATCGCTGCAATCAATCTAGCGCCCGGCCTCAAGGCAGACCGCAAGCTGGAAATGATTTTTGTGAACATGGGCACCAGTGAAACAGCCGAGTGGGAAATCCTGGGGCGTGGAGTGGAAGAAGCGTCTGTGGCGTTTAACCACGATACGAATCAGGCAACCGACATTCTGGGCATCACGGATACCATTGTTTCACCGGCAAAACCAGAATTCGACCTTGACCCGTGCACGATTCGCGGCGGGCAGAAGCTCAGTGAGAAGCTGTTGGACATCGAACGTCGAAATGCAATTGCAGAGCTGGGACAGTTTGAGATCCTGCATGTGCATTGCTACTTGGGGACCGCGCCTTCATTCACCGCCGAACTGCATAAGAACTGCACCATTGTGCCGCAGAGCCTCGGAGGCAGCTCCTATGTGGATATGCCCATGAACGTGTATCTCAGCAATGATAAGACCTTGGGCACTGTGACGATAGCGAACGGCGTTCCCACGTTCAAAGCCGACGCCGCAACGGAATAACAGGAGGGAAGCATTGTGGCAGTATTAAATATCAACCTTGGTCTAAAAAGCTATGAAATCTGTGACACCGACGGCAATACCGTCGGTGTCATTCGTTTTAACCCGTCCGATCCCGGCATGGTATCTCGCTGGAAAGAGGTGCAAGAGTTTATAAACGGCTTCGACGAAAAGGAATACAATGCCCCGGAGAAAATCGGCGAAGCGGATCGGGCAATCAAAGAAAAATTCAACTATGCTTTCGGCACAGATGTCTCCAGTGTGCTTTTTCAGAACGTGAGCAGCCTTGCATTGTGCGAGGACGGCAGAATGGTTTTGGAAAACGTGCTGGAGGCTGTGCAGCCCATCATCGAAGAGGCGATGAAGGTTGCGCAAAAGAACTCGGAAGCTCGCGTGCGTGCGCGCACGGCGGAATATGAGGGCAGCAAGAAAGGGCTTGCCCCCGTGCAACGATGAGCGCCTGGAACCTCCCCGTAGCCGTTTCTGTGTGTGGAAAAGAGTTTGTCATCCGGAGCGATTTCCGTGCGGTGCTGGACGCTCTGGCGGTGCTGGACGATGCCCAGCTTACACCGCCGGAGCGGCAATTCGCATGCATGAGGATACTGTATCCGGACTGGCAGGAGATATCTGACTGGGGAGAGGCGTTCCGCGCTGCGATGCAATTCGTGAATTGCGGAAAGCCCGTGCCGGAAAATCAGCCACCAAAGCCAAAGCTGGTGGACTGGGAAAAGGACGTGGAAATCATTGCTCCCGCAGTCGATGCAGTTCTCGGATATTCGTGCCGACGCTGCGAGTATCTGCATTGGTGGGAATTCGTTGGAGCATACAGCAATATCGGCCGTGGGCTCTTCGCGGAAGTCGTGAACATACGCAGCAAGCGGGTAAAGGGAAAACCGCTCGAAAAGTACGAAAAGGAATTCGTCCGGGAGCATCCGGATCTGGTGAACATCACCTCACAGCTGACGGCTGAAGAGGAAGAATTTTTTAAAAGATTGGGGGTGTAAGGTGTGGCGGATGGTCGGATTATTATTGACACGCGCATCCGGAAGGATAATGCGAAGAAAGACCTGAATGAGTTACGCAAAGATGCCCAGGCAACCGCGAGCGAAATCAGCAAGATAGACCAGAAGATTCACGAGGCACAAGGCGATACAAAGCTGGCGGATGATCTAAAGAATGCGCAAGCGGCGGCAGCTGCTACGGAAAAAGAGCTGGAAATGATAGATGCTGCTCTCATAAAGATGAAACGCAGCGGTCAGGGAAATACGGAAAGCTTCTTGAGCATGCAGCAGGCCGGCGAGGGGCTGAGAGAAAAGTATAACGCCCAGCTCGCAGCGCAATCAAAGGCACAGGCTGCTTATGACAGACAGCAGGCAAGTATAGCCGGCATGACTGCCGCGCGAGGAATATTGGCGGGGCAGCTTGCTGAAACACAGAAGTTTGAACAGCAAGCATCGGCAATTCAACGGGCGAAAGTTGCAGTAACCTCCTTTGGAAATTCCTTGCGCAAAGCGGGCGGGGCGTTTGGGTCGCTTATAAAGCGTGCAAAAACGTTCATGTCCCATATGATAAAGGCGCCCAAACTAATGGGGAATTTCGGCAGCCGAATGCGTGAGATCGCTTTCGGAGCGCTTCTGTTCAATGGGATTTCAGCAGCCTTGCGAAACTTTACAACTGGGCTGCAGAACGCCCTCCGCCAATCCGGCGCATTCGTGACGACCATGTCCAATCTGAAAGGCGCAGCCCTGAACGCCACGGCGCCGCTTGTATCAGCTCTTACGCCAGCGCTTACCGCTCTCGCGAATGCGGCAGCGGTGGCGCTTTCTTATCTTTCGAGGCTGTTCGCATTTTTCACAGGGAAAAGCATCTCCGGGCTGAAAGCTACGGCAAAAGCGATGGGCGGTGCGGCGAGCAGCGCAAAAGAGCTGAAAAACAACATGCTTGGAATCGATGAACTTAACGTGGTCGATTCTGGGGCTTCTGGCGGCGGCGGAGGCGGGCTGGGGAATATAGAACCCAATTATGGCTTTGAGGGGCAAAACGACTTTCTGGATACCTTGATGGCCGCGATAGAAAGCGGCGACTGGGCGGGGGCGGGTATCCTGCTTGCGGACAAGGTAAATAGCATGGTGGAAAGCGTGGATGCTTATTCGTGGGGGCAGAAGCTGGGCACGATACTGCAAAACGGCATTGTCTTCGGATATAGCTTCCTTACAACCTTCGACTGGAATGGACTCGGAGCCAAGCTGGCCGGGTTTGTTAACGGCCTTCTGGACAAGGTGGATGGCGCACAGCTTGGCGCACTCTTCGCGGCAAAATTCACAATTGCGATACGCACACTCGGCACATTTCTCGCGAACCTCGATTGGGCAACATTGGGCACACAGCTCAGCAGTTTTGCGATTGGATTTCTCTCGGCGCTTGCGGATTCGTTACAGTCCGTGGATTGGAGCGCCATTGGCACAGGTATAGCTACACTGTTGATGAACATCGACTGGGCCGGGGTGATCTCTGCGGTGTTTGAGGTCATAAAGGCCGCATTCCCTATTCTGTTGCCCGGACTGCTGGCTTTCATAGGAATGCATCTGGTAAAAATGATCGGCAGTTCGCTTTTGAGCATGTTGATTACATCCGCGGGGCAGAGCATTTCGACATTTTTCTCCACAATGCTTCCGACGGTTCTTTCTAACCTCGGCACTTGGCTCACGACGATTATTTCCTCTATCGGTCTTTGGCCGATTGCAATAGCGGGGCTGGTCGTGCTTTTCATCGCGGTGGTGAACCAGTTCGGCGATGCTATTCAAGCGAAATTGCAAGAGGTGGACGCGTGGCTTCAAGGCATTTTCACGCGGGATTGGAGCGAGACTTTCGGCATCCTGGGCAATCTGCTGAATGCGTTTTTTTCGAACGTAAAAAACATATGGGATAGCATCAAGTTGGTATTCGATGGCATCATCGACTTTATCCGCGGCGTATTCACAGGAGATTGGGAGCGTGCATGGAAAGGTGTTAAGGAAATCTTTGCCGGTATCTTCGGCGCCCTAAAGGCGGTTGCGCTCGCGCCAATCAATGCGATCATCGGTATTCTAAACGGTCTAATCGACTCCATCAACTGGGTCATTGAGAAGGTCAACGGCATATCGTTCACAAACCCGTTTACGGGGAACACGGTAGGCTTTAACTTCCCGAGTATCGGAAAAATCCCCTACCTGGCCCAGGGCGCGGTCATTCCGCCAAACCGGGAGTTTATGGCGGTCCTGGGCGATCAGACGTCCGGCCGAAACCTTGAAGCTCCGGAAGATTTGATTCGCCAGATTGTACGGGAGGAAAGCTCAGGTGCGCCAATGTCTCTTGAGGTGGAGCAGCCCATCCAACTCCTGCTTGACGGAGAAGTGATTTATCGGACTGTAACGCGCATCAAAGCGAACCGCGGCGCGGCGGTGAGCAGCAAATTTGCAGAAGAATATTAAAAGGGCGGGTGAGAAAATGGCAAGCGGAGCAGGATATATCTATCTTGGTGCATCATCTGATACCAGCAGAACAAGCTACGCGATTGCTCTACCGTATCCGGATTTGGATAAAGCGGCTTTTGAAACGTCCCGCATGGTGGACAGCGCACGCAATGCAAACGGCGAAGTGGTGGGGCGGCAGGTAGGCCGCAGCGTACATAAGCAAAACCTGGCTTGGTCCAAAATGGACAAGGAAAAATGGTGGGAAATGAACCGATGGTTTGACGATGGGCATTTTACTTTCTACTGCCACTACTTCAACCACAACTTCGGCCGCTGGGAAACGCGGCTTTTTTATTTGGGCGACGTGAAAACAAACCCTTATCTGGTCGACCCCGTAAGTGGGGAACCGGCATACTACCTTAACGCGTCGTTCAATGTCATTGACTGCGGGGTGGTGTGATGCAGCAAACATCATCTTTGTATCAGGCGGCGGTGCAGGAGCAGATTGCGCCGCAAGGATACATCCGCATCACCTTCGGTCTGACGGACACCGACGCGGCCGCGACCTGCGCGCCGCCGGAAACGGCGCCAGGCACATTCTACTCGCGCCCAGACACGATGCTGCTGGAGGACGGCACGCCGCGTGCAACCTACGCCACCTTTGAGCCGGGGCGCATGCTTGCCGACGGCTCGCAGTTGATCCCGCCCAAGCCCGGCTCCGCCGACCTGCGGCCCGAGGGGTTTGTGTCTGCGGCACTTTGCGGCGCGGACGGAGCTTTTACGCCAGCGGACGTGCCGGGCATGGTGCTGACGTTTTCCAAAACGCACACCGTGCCCGGTTTAACATTCACATTTGACCCGACCTGCGGGGACTGGCCCGAGGAAATGCACCTGACGGCCAGCCGGGAGGGAGCCGTATTTTTCACGGCGGATTACACGCCGGACACGGCCGTATACACCACGCCCGACGCCATCGAGCGCTTTGACGCGCTGGCGTTCACATTCCCGCGCATGACAAGGCCGTACCGCCGCATGCGGCTGCAGCAGCTGATGTTCGGCTTCGGTCTTGTGTTCGACAACAAGCTGGTACAGAATGCAACGCACAAACTGGATGTAGACCCCATTTCCCGCCGCCTGCCCACAAATTCGTTTGATTTTACGATCGTCAACATCAACACGCTGACGGGCACAGGCGGTCAATATCTCTACGACCCGGACAACGCCTCCGGCATCTACAAATATATCTCCGAGCAGAACCCGGTGAAGGTGGAGTACGGCCAGTACCTTGCCGGGGGCATGACGTGGAAAGACGTTGCGGCGAACACTTGGGCGGAGCTGGAACTGAACGGCTGGCGCGAAGTGTACGAGGGCGGTGTGACGGAATGGGTGCCCGGCGGGCGGTACTACCTGACGGGCCAGCCCACAGTGGACGGGCTGTCGGCCAGTTTTAAGGCGCAGGACGCGCTTTCGGGGCTAGACGACACTTACTATAAAGGGGTATATGCTCCGGCCGGGCGCACCCTATACCAGCTTGCGCTGGATGTGCTGGAGGACAGCGGCCTTGCACCGTTCAGCGGCACCGCGCCGCCCTGGAAGCTGTGGGAGGGGCTCGCGGACTTCACAGCCACCGCGCCCCTGCCCGTGAAAAAGCACAAGGAGCTGCTGCAGCTCATCGCCCACGCGGCGTGCTGCGTGCTGTACACCGACCGGGAAGGGTATATCCGCATCGAGCCAGCCAACGACGTGCAGGACAATTTTAAATTGGATTTCCACACGATGCTGGCGCGGCCCAAGGTGAGCCAGATTCCCACGTTGTGGGCCGTAGAGTGTCCGGCCTATGCTTACGCGCCGGAGGCAGCGGCCAGTGAGCTGCATAAGGAAAGCTATACCGTGGACGGAACGCTGGAGTTGCATCTGACCTTTTCGCAGGCGGCGGACGTATCCGTTGCCGTTTCAGGGGCTACGGTGGCCGCTAAGGCTGTTTTTGCGGGCGCAGTGGATTTGACCCTTACCGGGAGCGGTGAGGCTGTTGTGACGGTTACAGGGCGCAAGCTGGAAAGCAGCGCCCGCACCGTGACGGCACCCGTGGAAAGCCCGGACGAAAACGGCAGCGTGGAGACGCTGGACAACCCCCTCATTACCGACGCCGCGCATGCGCTTGCGGTGGCTGAATGGGTACGGGACTGGCTGCTTTTGCGCAATACCTACGAATTTGAGTATCGGGGCAGCCCGGAGCTGGACCCCGGAGACCTGATCTGGCTGGAAAGCCAGTTCGCGCCTTTCGCCGCGCCGGCGCGCGTGCTCAAAAATGAACTGTCGTTCAGCGGTGGGCTGAAAGGAAAGATGATCGCCAAAAGGATGGTGGACGAAGAATGAGACGCAGCAAATTCTACAACATGCGCCTGCCGGAGCGCGGCGCACGGGAGGGCGAGGCAAACGATGCGGCCGACATCGAGGACCTGACCTATGACCTCGGCATCATAGACGCTGAGATGGAGCGCCAGCGGCTGGAAGATGTGCGGCTGGAAAAGGATAAGGCCACAAAGCTGGAAATGTCGCAGCACAAATCCGCCGCCGTGCTGGACCACCCGGACGGCAGCGTCACGGACGCAAAGCTCGGTCAGCGCACGGTACTGACGACCAGCGGCCCGCTGCAAACGCTGCTGACGGCAATCGGCAACGCGATCAAGGCTGTCAGCGGCGCGGACACATGGAATGGCACGCCCGCCACCACGCTGACAGCGGCAAAGGCGCATATGGACGGTAAAAGTAATCCGCACGGTGTGACAAAGGCACAGGTTGGGCTTGGTAATGTGCCGAATGTCGCCACCAACGACCAGACGCCCACTTATACCGCCGCGTCTGCGCCGGCGGCGCTGGCCAGTGGTGAAAAACTCTCTGTTGCCTTTGGAAAGCTTGCGGCGGGAGTGTCGTCCCTCATCGCACATCTAGCGGACGGTGTGAAGCATATCACCGCCGCCGAACGCACGAAATGGAACGGGGCCGTCGACGCCCAGCACAGCCATACCAATAAGGCTTTGCTGGATACCTACACGCAGACCGAGGCAAACCTGGCATCGGCGGTCAGTTCAAAGCACAGTCATTCCAACAAAAGCGTGCTGGACGGAATCACGTCTACACTGATATCCACTTGGGACAGCGTATCGTCCAAGCTGCCGCTGGCGGGCGGTACGTTGACGGGCTTTCTGACGCTGCATGCTGCGCCAACGGACAACATGCACGCCGTCACAAAGAAGTATGTAGACGACAAAATGGCGGCTTCTGGTAGCGGTGATATGACGAAGGCTGTATATGACACCAATGAAGATGGAGTAGTGGATAAAGCCGAGGCTGTGCCATGGGCTGGCGTGACTGAAAAGCCATCCACGTTCCCACCGTCAACGCACACGCATACGCCGGAAAGCATTGGCGCGTTGGACAAGGAAACGTATGATGCTGACGGAGACGGCGTGATCGACACAGCGGCAAGTCTGGAAGGGGAGACGTTCTGATGCCTATTGTGGTATACGTAGACAAATATAATGGTCCGCCTTATAGCATTCGGTTGGGAACATGCGGGAGCGTCGGAATTGAAGTCCTGGAATTTAGATTCTCTCCCGAATGGGATGGCTTACAGAAACGCATCACCTTTTATGCGAATATTGGCGAACTTGCGGCACCTTTCTTAATTCCAGACAGCGGCATCTTGCCGTTGCCTGCACAGGCAACAGTTAAAGCGGGCCGTTATGAGGCAGTAATTGATGGATGCGGCACTGATAGTCGAGTGATATTCAGTACAAGCATTATGTGCGAAGTGCTTTTTCATGCCCCGGCGGGGACTTCACCACCGCCGGAATACACGCCTGACGAATACCAGCAGTTTATTTCTGCGGTTCATGGCGACCGCCAGCGTGCAGAGGATGCCGCGGCTTTGGCGGGTGAGTGCGCTGAACAAGCAGAAGATGCGAAAGATGGTGCCGAGACAGCCGCCATGCGGTACCCGGAACCACGAAACGGTACTTGGTGGGTATATGACCCACTTGAAGGAAAATACGTTGATACACGCCAGCCAGCCACTGGAGAAGGGGGCGAGCTGGAGGAAGCGTCAAACGAGGACATCGACAATATTTTTAGGGACCTTGTGGTCCAGAAAAGGAGTTTTTAATTATGGCTACAAAATGGGTATCTCTTGACAAACTGCGTTATGCGATCAGTAAAATACACACGCTGCTGCAAGGGAAAGTTGACAAGGTCGATGGAAAAGGTCTGTCCGCCAACGATCTGACCGCTGCGCTCAAGGGAAACTACGACGCAGCGTACACGCACAGTCAGACGGCTCACGCACCGGCAGCTGCGGAGAAGAATATTATCGTTGGTGTTCAGGTCAACGGCAGCGATCTCGCGCCGGACGGTTCTCGCAAGGTGAACGTTCGCGTACCGACCGGAGCGCTGGCTGGCAAAAGCCAGGTCTCTGAGACGGATCTCGACGACGCACTGAAAGAAAAGGTCAATTCTGCCAGCGAGGGAAATCACTCACACGCGAACAAAACCGTACTGGACCAGATCGAGCAGGCCGACCTGGATAAGCTCGACGGGGTCGCTGCGGGCGCGAACAAATATGTACATCCCACGAGCTCCGGCAGCAAGCACATTCCAACGGGCGGCGCGTCCGGACAGATCCTCCGCTGGTCTGCCGACGGCACGGCGGTGTGGGGCGCGGATAACGACACCAAATACACCGATATGTCCGGCGCGTCGGCTTCTGCAGCGGGCAAAGCCGGTCTTGTTCCTGCTCCGGCTGCGGGCGGCCAGGCAAAATATCTACGCGGCGACGGCACGTGGCAGACGCCTCCTGACACCAAATACAGTCCGGCCACGCAGTCCGCCAACGGCCTCATGTCGGCAGCGGATAAGACAAAACTTGACGGATTCGGCACAGCTTCTTCCTACGCGCTCAAGAGCGATATTACCCAGATGTACCGTTACAAGGGTTCTGTCTCAGACGCTTCAAAGCTGCCTGCCTCCGGTCAGGTGGCGGGCGACGTCTATGACATCCAGGCTGCGTCCTCCTATGGCCCGGCCGGCACGAACGTTGCGTGGAACGGCACAGCCTGGGATGCGCTCGGCGGTGCGTTCACGATCGAAGAGTGTACCAACGCTGAGATCGACCAGATATTCACAGACCTTGCCGCTGGATGAGGTGATGTTGTATGAAATGGGTATCGCTTCAGCGGTTGAGCTACGCATTGTCAAAAATAGAGGCCCGCTACGCGCTGCGCTCTCATTCCCACGCTGCTGCCACTACTGCTTCCGCCGGATTCATGCCGGCGGCGGATAAGGTGAAGCTTGACGGTATTTCCGCCGGGGCCAACAAGTACACGCATCCATCCTACACGCAAAGACCGTCCGGACTGTACAAAGTCACGGTCGATACATATGGGCATGTGAGCGCGGCGGCAGCGGTTGCAAAGGCTGACATCACAGCTCTCGGCATCCCTGGTACAAACACTACCTACGGCGTGGCTACGCAGTCCGCCAACGGCCTCATGTCGGCAGCTGACAAAACAAAATTAGATGGGATGCCGGCCTCCGGTGTCTATGGAGAGGAGTTTTAATTTATGGCCAAGTGGTCTTTTTTGCCTTGGAGGCAGTCCTCTGCTTCCAAATACCGGCCTGATACACTCAATTATGGATGCATCAGCACTTCAAAGTCCGGCGAGTTTTCTGTTGGTGACGCCAACAACAAGGCTGTGCCGGTCATGCCCGTCGGATGTGTGATCCCGTTCGCGGGCGCTGCCGCTCCCACTGGCTGGCTGCTCTGCCAGGGTCAGGCAATCTCCCGTACCACCTATGCACAACTTTTTTCTGTCATCGGCACGACCTATGGCTCCGGTGACGGTAAGACTACTTTCAACCTCCCGGATATGCGCGGTAGAGTGGCGGTAGGTTCCGATGCTAATTCTCCCGGTGTGAAAGTGGGCACAAAAGGGGCTGCGATACAGGACTATAACCTTCCGGGGAACACAGTTATTGCTCCGATAAAAATAGATTCCGGATGGGGATTCGGACACTGGCAAAGCTGGGCGGATGCAGACAATATTGCAACCACAACTTCCAATGCAGGAAATGCATTTACGAACCTCGGTATTATGCAACCGTCCCTATATCTTAATTATGTGGTAAAGGTATAGGCTCGGCTGCATGAGATTCATTGCCGCGCTCCCGCCCGATGTGATTACGCCGGTCGCATCAGCGTAGTTGTTGTATATATCCGCAGCGGCACCCCATGCATTTGCTTTAAGGAGTGCTGCACGCAAATACTGACCTGTATATATGTTTTGGACTTCGAGGTTGAGGGGCGGATTTGCTCTAATTCCGTGGCCATGGTTCGGCATCTCGTTCGCGGTTTGAATATGTGTTTTTTCACCAGCCATCGTCCCCGGAGAATTAGCATCGGAAACTGGCATCAGTTTCCGATGCTAATTTAGGTGCGAAAGCTGGCGCAAAGACTCACGCTCTCACGAATGCAGAATTGCCCGTGCTGAGCGGGGCCATCGTTATGCACAGTTCAAATGTGGGGACGAATATCCAGACAGTAAATGGAGTGTTTAAGCCAGCAATCACAAACAATGGGAAATATCGTGGCGGTGGCGAACTGGTGAGCGATGTCGGGACTAGTTCTGTCGGCCATTTTTCGTTAAACATAGGCGGAGGACAGGCTATGTCACTGATTCAGCCATCCCTATATCTTAATCACATAGTGAAGGTATAGGCTGGGCTGCATCATATCGACGGAATCGGGGTCCCGGTCTCCCATGAAGCGGTGCCAATCACCTGTACCAGTCGGGACCGTCCAAGCCTCCGGCTGGAAAGGAATGTTGGCCTGTTTAAGTTCTTTTCTTTTCTCGCCGGCAGCCACCCCTAAATTAGCATCGGAAACTGATGCCAGTTTCCGATGCTAATTTAGGCACCGTATCGGGAGCCAGCAGTCGCAACTTTTCATGGGATAATCTTCCGTCGACACCGGCCTTGGCAACATGGCAGGACTCATACAAGGCGGTGCTTGCTGATGCAGGCGCTGCAAATTTATATGGGGTAAATAACAAATGGACGGGTGCCGATCTGCCTCTCTCTGTCGTTCAGCCATCCCTACACCTTAATTATTTGATTAAGATATAGGCTGGGCTGCATGACATTAAATGGAGTGCTGTTCCCGGCATTCATCGTTTGCCATGTTACGCTGGCTTTGGAGCCTGAACCGTTCGCCAGCGAATCATTCGAGGATTCATCAATCACCCAAGCCCGGACCTGTTGCCCATCGTTGTTTCTAAAGCCGTGATAGTGCTCTGCCATCTCAGTCAAGAGCTGTGTATGAGCTGTTTCTCCCCGTTTCGCCGCACACCCCCAATTAGCATCGGAAGCAAACAGCCTGTACAATAGCAGTAAAAGCTATTGGGAGGGCTGTAAAATGGCAAGCAAGAAAGGCAAGAAAAATTTAAAAAAATACGATGGCATCATTGGACGTAGGGCGGATGGCGAAGCAGTCACCCGCCCTTTTCGTGGCCGGACGGTCGCGGAGGCAAAGCAGCAATACCACACATATCTCACAGAACATGGAATAGATGCGGAACGCAAAATCTGCGATGATGAATTTTTGGTGCGCGGTTGGGCGCGCCGCTGGCTGCTGGATTATAAGAAGCCCGCTGTCAGCACGAAAGCATATTACACTACGTATGAAGACCCCGTATATAAGTACATCCTGCCGGAGTTCGGGGATCTCCCGCTTTTCGCCGTCACGTCAGAGCGCGTTGGTGCATTTTACGACCGCATATCTGGTGTGCTTTCTCCGAGTATGTGCAGCAAAGTCAGCATGTGTCTTAACGCGATTTTTGAGACTGCGATATACAACGACTTGTGCGATAAAAATCCGGCGAAATTTAAGAAACTGAAAAGCAAGAAGCGTGTAAAACGCAAACCCGTCTACTCCGATGCGGAGATACTGACGGCAGAACGGTGGTTTTTGAATAAGATGCCCGAAGTTGTATTACTGCTTGAGACTGGAGCACGGCGCGGCGAAATGGCTGGCTGGCGTTCCGGTGACTTCGACCTACGGCTACGGGCCTATGACATATCCCGCCAGCTTCAGCGGCAGAAAGGAGGGGTGATCGTTGAACGAGCACCGAAGAATGACAGCTTTCGCACAAATCCACTGTCGAATGTGGCGATACAGGCATATAAACGCTGCCTGGAAATGTATGGCCCCGGCCCATACCTGGTACATGAGCATGGGGCCGCCCTGAATCCAGAGAAATGGAGCGCACGGCTGAAGCGAGAAATGGAACGCTTCAACAGGGCTTATCCATCCATCCCGCCACTAACGTCGCACCAACTCAGGCATACCTATGGCACATGGTTGCGGCGGCACGGTGTGGATATCCATTCCATCGCAAAAATCCTCGGCCATAAGTCCATAGATGTGACCGGGAATACCTATGTGCATAATGAGCTTGCGACGCTTCGCCGCGCCATCCGATTCAACGCGAAGCAACCCTTAATAATACCTATCAGAGAGGAGCAAACGGCATGAGCCTTATCAAATTGGCCAACGGCCACAAGTATGAAATTGAGCAGCCCAACGAGGGCGAAGGGATGATGCGCAACCGCCGGCGCAATACGGTGCAGCTCACGTTCCGGGCGGATGCAGAACAGTTTGACGCCATCCGGGCGGATATCGTCCCCGACAACCTTGAAATCTTTACCATCTATTACCCAGACAACGAGACGGCGGATGAACCGGATGAACAGTTGACCGGAGTTGCGCATAAGGATTTTTCCGCATACGCCCTTGTGGGCGACTGGGAGGATAAAGAGGTCGAGAAACAGAAAGAAACCAGCAAAGCCCCGGCCGTATACGGGCGTCAGTTATCCGTTACGCTCGGAGAACGGCTGGCAAGCGATATTTAAGCGGGGGGAACGCGATGGCATGGATAACGCCAAAAACTGATTGGCAGGAAACAGACCCCGTTATGCTCGACCCGGACTATGTCCGTATCCGAGGTAATATTCTGCATCTGCGGGACATGGCCCGGCAGCTATATCTGCCGTTCCCTCTGGCAGATATGGCAGACTATGGCCCGGCAGAATTTCCGTATGTGGAGTTCTTTACCAACGTGGATAACAATGTGGACGCGCTGCTGGACAACACGTTCCGTCCACCCCGCTCGGAGAGGGCGCGGGCATACGCAGCCAATGGTCGCGTATGGAACTATGATGACCTGAACCGCATCGAGAGCGCGCTGCTGGGGCTGTACACAGCCCTGACGGCAGAACAAAACGCGAGGCAGACACTGGCCTTTTCTATGGGAGGTGGCATATTTGGCGCGTACATTTAAAGACATGATCGTGCAGGAGGCGGACGGGAAGCCCAGGCTGACGTTCCGCAACCGGCAAGGCGCGGCTGTACTGGAGGATGTTTCCGTAGAGGTGTCCAGTACTGTCCAACAGCAGGGAGATGCCTGGGGCGCGTTGGCCGCAAACCTGTTGCTGGAACTGGACGACGATGACGTACCCTATGCAGTCGCACCGGAGTTCACGCCCGCAGTCACTCCGGCGGCACTCACTCCGCGGGAGAAACTGGCAACAGCTTTTGGTAAATTGGCCGCGGCGGTGTCGGCGTTGATCTCTCATATGGGTGACAAAAATAACCCTCATGTGACAACCGCCGCGCAGGTGGGCGCTTATACCAAATCCGAGACCGACGCAAAACTGAACGGGAAGGCCAATACCAGCGGGACATATTCGGGGCTGACCGCCGGGAACAGTCTGAAGATCGGCGGCAAGACCTTCAGCATGAACATGAATGGCGACGATCTTGAAATCTGGTGGCAGTGATGGGGCTGAAATTCAACGGGAGGCGTATCCTCCAAAGCTCGTTTATTCGATTCATGGGGCGCTCATGCTCCCGCGTGTTATTCAACGCCCGCGTGGTCTGGCAGCGTATCCCTGACTACCTGTACAATGCAGGGGATCAGATTACCGAGTGGACGGGCGGCTGGCAGCAGAAGGACACCTATATGGCTCACAATGATTATTGGTTCGGCAATACGCCTGGCGCGGTATCTGGCCTGAATGGCCAACTGACCATCAATGCAGACAACATGAAAGCGTACATGCCCTATGATGGACAGCTCTATCAGGGCGTACTTGTGTCTACGGTGAAGCAGATAGATTTGACGCACATTTCCGGGCTGACGGCTATTTTTACCGCCTCCGAGATGTGGGGCGGTGGATACGCAAGCATGGGTGTCACGCAGAGGTTTGAAAATAAATATCAGCCCATCTCGGCGACGGGCGGCGTATGTAGCCGTATCAGTTTTAACACAGCAGGACCGCATTCTGTGACGCTGGACACCACGCAGCTCACCGGACTGTATTTTGTGTGCTTCACAACGTGCGTGGACAATGGCGCAAAACTGAGTACATATTTACAAAGAATCAAAGTGTCATAAAGGAGGCATGATATATGGCTATTTTTAAGGGCCGCACGCGGGTGCGGTACGGGTACAGCCGGTGGGGCTATACCCGAAACAACGGCAAGGGCTGGCACGGCGGCAGTGATGAGGAAGGATTAGATAGCACCACCATCCTGATGCCTGATTATAAGGGCAAAAGCATTTCCGGGCGGGTTATTACGGCCCGCAAAGTGGACAAGTCCACAGGCAGCAAAACGTGGGAATGGGGCTGGTACGTGTGCGTGGAGCTGGACGCGGGCCAGACGCCGGACGCGGTGAACTGCCTGTATTTCTGCCACAACGCGCGGAATCTGGTATCCGTGGGCCAGCGGGTGAAAAGCGGTGATGCGCTGGCGGTGATGGGCAACACGGGCAACGCGGCGCTGGCAAGCCCGCCCTTTGCACACTGCCATTTCGAGGTGCGGGCCACGACCACCGGGGCGGGGCTTGATCCTACGGCATACACTGGGCACCCCAACGCTGTGGGGACATATGGCGAAGCAATCGACGAAACGGAGGACAACGACATGAAATTTTTGAAGGTGACAAGCGGCAAGTGCGAGGTGTTCACCGCGCCCGATGTGAATGCGGTGGACAAGGCCTATAACGGCGGCAAGCTGACCGAGGGGACATGCTATCCGGTGCAGGCCGAGGTGGGCAACTCCGGCGGGTACAGCTGGGTTCGCATCTTCGTGGCGGGAGTGCAGCGTTACGCCGCCGTGCTGGCCGACCGCTGCCAGCTTGTGACGCTTTCCCCGGGCGATGCGTTCGCGGCCTGTGTGGCGCAGGGCGGCGGCGAAGACACGGCGGAATTGGAAGCGCAGCTTGAAGCAGCAAACGCCCGCGCCGATGAAGCGGACAAGCGTCTTGCAGACGTAAAGGCATACGTCGCGGGGGTATAGATGTGGCTCAATATCAAAAAAAGCCTGTTACAGTGGAAGCTGTGAGGTTTGATTATTCTACAGAGTGCATTTCCGCGCTGCTTGCACTCGGGCTTGACCCGGTCCGCATAAGCTATGCGGGCACAGCACCAACATTGCGTATTGGTACGCTTGAGGGAACGATGACCGCACAGCTCGGCGATTATATCATCCGCGGGGTGAACGGTGAGTTCTATCCTTGCAAGCCGGATATCTTTGAGAAAACTTACGAGGAGGTATAGGCCGTGTGGGACTTCCTCCAAAACTTGTTTACGGCACTCCTGCCCATCGTAACGGCGTTTGCCGGGTGGGCGGGCGCGCGCATCCGAAACACAAACCAGAAGGACAAGGCTGTGGAGCGCGGCGTGAAAATGCTGTTGCGCGCGAAAATCATCGATTTGGGCCTGCATTACCTTGAGGCCGGAGAAATTCCGCCGTATGGTATGGAAACGCTGAAAGGCTGCTACAAGGAATACGAGGCGCTGGGCGACGGCGACCATTCTGTGGGAGATATCGTTCGGCGCTGCGAAACACTTAAAATCAGAAACGGATAGAAAGGAAAAGGACAATGAACATGATCGTACTTGTACTTATGATGGCCGTAACGGTGGAGGCGCTGGTGGAATACGCCAAGACCTTCGGCAGGGCCATTATCGAAAAGCAGTGGAAAACCGCCGCCACGCAGGCGGGGGCCGTTGCGCTGGGCGTGCTGCTATGCTTTGGTGTTGGAGCGGACTTCTACGCCGCGTTGGGTGTGAATTTCAACGTGGCATGGATTGGCATTGCGCTTACGGGCGTTTTTGCCAGCCGAGGCGCGAATTATGTGAGCGACCTTGTGAAGAAGCTGCAGGCGCTCAGCGCGCCGAGCGCTGAATAGATATAACGTCCCCCGGTCAGGAGATTTCGATATCCTGACCGGGGGCTTTTTTGTTTAAAGGCTAACTAGCTTTTTGCCCTCCCACTATCCATGTATGGCAAAATTAACCATGTGTGGCGCTTTCTGTAATATTATGACAATTTTCGTCATATCGCTACACCCCCAAGAAAGAAAGTGCTGCATGGCGATAGAATAGGACAAGGAGCGATGCGTGTGATTAGAATTTTACTGTCCCGCAAGCTGGGCGAGCTTCGCTGGACGCAAGCAGACCTCTCTCGGGCCACAGGCATTCGGCCGGGAACAATTAACGAGTACTACCACGAATTCGCCGAGCGCGTGAATTTGGAGCACATCGACCTGATCTGCGAAGCTCTAAATTGTGACCTGAGCGACATTCTCGAACGAATTCCCAATGCAGAACCTGCCGTACATAGAAAAATTGGCAGGAGGGAACCAAAGTAAAAGGAGAGGGCAGGCCCTCTCCTTTTATTGTGCCGTTTTTTTCGCCATATAGGCGTTTAACCACTTATACGGGTCATGTGACATTGAAGCCGCGTTGCTGTGGCGCGTCAAGTCATAGAGTAGAGCGCCTGCACGGCTCTTTGTATCCAGTGCGATGGAGCCATGCGCTGCTCTAAGTCTTGAGCTATTTTAATTACCTCCTGCGGCGTCTTAGCCCGCTTCAGCGCAGCAATGACGGCGGCTTCGCTTTCGTAATATGCTACCATAGGAAATGCTCCTTTCTGCCCTCGTGACCTCCGGGGCGGGCTTATGGTTAAATTAGTAAATGCGGTGAGCAGTACTTAACCGCACCACGCGTTCCACTCACTTTCAAATCTTTCACATTTTGCGTCATCGGATTTGTAATGTTTTACGGCATCGGAGAGGAGCCAATCCCGTTTAGGGTATCCAGTCGAGCCATTTATCATATAATATTCTCCATCATCCCAGATATAAAAGATTTCTTTATTATCGCAAAATTCAATTCCTACTTCTTTCATAGCGCTTTCTCTTTCTCCCCGTGTGGCCGATAGGGCAGCCTATTTTTATTTGATTTTATATCGCTTTGCTTTACTCAAAAAATGTATCTTCTGGCTCTAACAAGTAATCGTTCGGGTTCTTCCAATATTCATCTTCAACCTTTTTTAACGCCTGTGCGTAGCTGTTCGCCTCGACATAAACAACCGCTTTGTGGACTTCCTTAATAGTAATTTTAAAATTCATAATCTTTCTTCCTTTCTCCCCATCTGGCCGGTAGGGCAGCCTGTTATTTATTCTTCGGTGACTGCTTTCAAATCCCAATCCCAAGGGTTGCATTTTGTGTGGGTGATGTGGTAAAATACAGAGCAGGGAAGCGGCTTTGCAATGGCTTGGTTTCCGCTTAGGCTGTCACGTTACCGCGTGGCGGCCTTTATTTTTGCAATGTACGCGGCGAACAACTGCAATTGCGTTTGCCTGTCCAGCGTCGCCCATACTTTGCAGGTCATGCGGCTCACCTCGCTTTCGGTTTGCCGCTTCCCTGTCCCTGTGATTATATTGTACACTTTTCGGTACACTTTATCAATTCGCATTGTACACAAATATGTACACTCGGAATTGTATATTTTTGTGTACAAAATGCTTCGCGAATTGTTGACTTGATGTATATATTAGTGTACAATAATGCGGGAGAGGTGATTATGATGCCAATGTCTTATGCAAAGCTGTTTCAGCTCATGGAAAGTAAGGGGCTGAAAAAGTTCGACTTGAGAAAAGCAGGTATTTCTCCTACAATCGTTGATAGGCTAATAAAGGGGCATGATGTCAATACATCTACCATTACGAGGCTTTGTCGTCTGCTGGGATGTCAACCCGGCGATATTATGGAGTATATAGACGAAAGCGAGGCCGCAGAATGAAAGTATTTACATTGATCGGCGGCGTGAACGGTGCGGGGAAATCCAGCCTTACGGGTTCATTGAAAGCCGAACGTACCGACTTAGGTGTTATTGTTGACCCGGATAAAATCACGGCAGAGACGGGCGGTGATGAGTACGAGGGCGGCAAACTGGCTGTGGAGCGCATCGAAAGGGCGCTTGCAGATGGCATAAATCTCACACAGGAAACCACGCTTTCGGGTGGATATCCAAAGCGCCTTGCCAAGAGAGCCAAAGAAACTGGCTATTATATCCGCCTGTACTATGTGGGGCTGGATACGCTTTCAGAAAGCCTGCACCGTATTCAAAACCGTGTGGCAAAGGGTGGGCATGATATCCCATATCATGATGTGGAACGCCGCTTCTCCCGTCGTTTTGCTGATGTTGTAAAGTTGCTGCCCTACTGTGATGAAGCAAAATTTTTCGACAATGACAACGGCTTTGTGCTGGTGGCCGAATATCGAAACGGTGAACTGCTTCCCGTGGGAGACAAGCGCCCGGCATGGTTGCTTGAACTGATTGCCACAATAAATCAGCACAATGCCCAATTGTAAGCCCCGCTTTGATGGGGTATAATATCAAGCACAGGAAGGTGGAGC